CTATCACGAAACTACTTATCAAAGGATTGGAGGGAGCCTGATGGCCGACATTTGTTTTAAATACGTTCCGACAGGAAGAACAGTGACTTTTAAGGATATCGTGCTCGATACTTTCTCCGATCAACTACAAACCAGCTTGGATCAAGAGAAAGCATTCGGTCGTATGGATCCGATGATCACATATCAGGGAACAACAAGGGTCATCAATCTTTCGTTTACGACTGCCCCGATAAAACAAACCAACACCGACGTCTTATTGGTGAATAAATACAATTTCCGCGCTCTTGGCGAATTCATGAAGCTTCAGTACCCAGTGTACGAAGAAACAAACATAGGAAACGCTTTGGCAATCAAAGCCCCGCCGGTTTTCAAGGTAAAATTGAGCAATTATATCCAAGACACCGGAGAATCACTGCTTTGTTTTATAGAGGGTGTGTCTTTTACGCTAGATGACCCTTCTTCGCTTCAATCTATGCCAACTATGCTCGGCGGCGCTTGGATTCCGCGCAAGTTCACTCTTAATTTAACATTGCACGTTTTGCACAGCAAGCCTGTTGGCTGGAGTAAGGGCAGATGGCAAGGTGGTCATCATTGGCCATTCTTCAATGACGAGCTTGTTAAAAAGACTGGCGGAAGTGAAAGCCTCGCGGCGGAAGCATTTGAGACAAAAGAAGAACCTGCTATACAATCCGATCAACCGGGTGGCAAAGCCACGGTGCTTGATAAAATTGATAAAAAGGTGAAATAAATTATGAGCCGTTACAGAGACAGTGAAATAGTCGTTAACGAAGAAGAAAGTTACGACAACATTCGCGAAGAACGCGGTGTAAAGAAGCTTCGCCATTATCGTTCCAAGCAACACCCACCTCCCACAAAAGAGTTCTATCGTTCATTGATTCAGATACCGCATGTTTGGAGTTCGAAGGACAGGTATTGGAAGTTGGCTGTCGAACATTACGGATCCCAGAAATATTGGTATATTATCGCTTGGTTCAATAAGAAACCAACCGAAGCCCATGTTCAGGAAGGCGATAAGATCTATATCCCCAAACCATTGTCTAATGTATTAGACTTTATGGAGGGTTGAAGTGATAAACGACGAAGCAGCCAACGCCGCTGGCACAGTCAAAATAAATAAATCAATTGCTGCCGCCGCCGAGGGAGACAAAGCCGCCAAAGAAAAATCAAACCTTGAAAAAGCGAGAGAAAGCAAAGAAGCGTTCGCCAAGACTGTCCGCATTTCTCACCAATGTTTGATGTTCTACAACATCGACAGTTTCAGCAAATATCATCAAGGAGAGATCGCCGACCTCGACGATGATGATGGGATAGTTTATAAGCAGATTCATTTGTTGTCCGGTGACAATGCTTTTGCGATCAATAACTTGAATTCTTGCCAAAACTCGGTTAAGTTAGCTCAAGAGATCCGAAATGTTGATTTGTCGTTGCTTACACCCCAAATAAGGTTGTTTAAATATTTCCCATTAAACGGTGCAAGAGAACTTATAGAATTTGACTTCCCTCTCGACACAGATGAATCGTCTTTCTTTACCAATTTCGGTAGAAGATTTTCCAGAGGTAACTTGGCTGGCCTGAAGTCATTCGAATACTCTTACAACGGTTCAGACCCTTTCACAGCGACGAGAGACTTAGAAGCCACATTAGTGATGCACTTCCAAAGTTTCGACGCAATCATGGAAGAACGCCCCAATGGCAATGGGAACGCCGGCACATATCGTTATTTGGATTTGTTTACACAATCCAAGTGTTTCGAAGATCAAGAAAAGGGCGAACAGAAGCCCACCGAAAAGAAAAAGATCTTCATTGGTAACCGAGCATACAGGCCCGAATGCTTTGAAATAATGGTTGAAGTTGGTTATGCCACTCCAACCGAGAACATGATGGAGTGTTTTCAATCCGAAGAACTGAAAAAGAATAAAGAAGCGGTACAGTGTTTCAAGACTGTTCTTTTCTTGACCGTAGTTGATCACCAAATAGACATACGAGAAGACGGCACAATTGATGTCACAGTCAACTATCGAGCAAGATTGGAGGCGATGTATCGTGACACAAGATATGATTTGCTTTTTGATGCGGAATTTGACAAAAAGTTGATAAAAGTTGAAAAAAGATTAAAAGATAAAAACCTCAACGATGAACAGGAGAAGGAACTAAAGAACACAAGAGATAAGCTCATGAGGCAGCGCCAACGCCGCGCCTATAACAATATCGTTGGAAAGCTTCTCGACAAAGGCCACGTCTACTTTGAAAACATACCAAAAGAAGAAATTGATTTATATCTCAATTGGGTTGCAGAAGGTTTTTCGGAATCAACTCGACCACCTTTATTGGGGGAGCATTTTATAAAGAATGTCGCTAGTGCCCGCAACAAAGGTGGCGAGAGTCTTGAAGGGGTTTTTGAGACAGAGCGCACATTGGATGAAGCTAACGAAGACGTTGTAGAGGAAGCGGAGGAAACGGAAAAAGCGATCAATGATATTATCGCTAGCACATCAGAAAGACTTAAATTCGTTTTCTTTGGTGATCTTTTGAACATTGCCTTAGAGATTGTTGATGGGAACATAAATGAATTATTGAAGAACGATCAGGAACAAATAGACAGGTTCCATAGGACGAAGTTTCTCTTGCCAAGCTTGTATATCGAAACGCCACTTGGCGACAAATATGTTAATTTAGCACACATCCCAATTTCGTTTGATGTTTTAACAACTTTCATGATTAACAAGATTGTCAAGCCCCGTCGCGAACAGTTCAGTTTGCTCGACTTCGTAAGAAGTGTAGTTAGCGAATTGATTGTTGAAGTATTGGCCGATGACTGCTTCCTTTCAACTGGTCGAAAGAAATACAGGAATGGTATGTCTTATTTTTATGCTCAACCAAATGGCGGGCAAGACCCTCTTTCGGTTGGTGCTGGAAGTGGTGCTTCTCTCTTAAAGGAGGAGCAAGAGTTCTTCGAAGTTAAAGAGTTTGAGTCTAACAAAGCGCCCGCTGTAGCCAAAGGAAAAATACGCTATATTCGCGCCAATGCACTGTCCAAACAAGTATCTTCTTACAAAACAGTAACAAAAAATAGCACACCATATGAATATATTTGCTTATACAATCAATTACTAGTCCACTCAAAAATGCGTGGCAATGCGAAAGAGGACAATAAGAATAATATCATTCACTTTGCCTTTGGTTTGGATCGTGGCCTGATCAAGAACGCCAAGTTCCAGAAGACTGATCAACCATTCTTACCTGAAGCTCGCTATCGCCAGAAAGGTGATCACATATTAGGTCAATTGTCGAATGTCTATGACGTGACTTTCGATATGTTTGGGAACAATTTATTCATCCCAGGTCAATATATCTATTATGATCCATTTACCCTTTCTGATGAGCTTGGGAAACCACACGATGTTACCCGATTGGCAAACATCATGGGTCTCGGCGGATATCATTTGATAACGCAGATAACTAATCGTCTGGAGCCCGGAAAGTTCAATACGACTGTGCGTGCCCGATGGGTAACCAGTGGTGCCCCCCTAGTTCCTCCCTTAGCCTATGATGAAGCTTTCCCGGAAAGCGAACCATTGTTCAGCGAAGACTACCCAGAGAGCGATCCGGCATTATTCCCCGAAAGCATTCCGTGAGATAAAAAATGACTTCTTTTGATGGCAACAACAGTTTAAACTCCAGAGATATGTTCTTTGAGAGGAATAAGTATATCGCAGATATTCTCACTCTTTTGGATGGCGTGGATGAGTCAACATTGGAAATAAGAGAAATCAAAGATTTCTTATTTGCAGAAATGGTTCTTCTCGGCAAGATCAACACAACCGGAAAAGCCATTGTTCCATCACCCGGCCTACTCGTCCCGTTTTTTAATGACCCTACTGGGCGAAACGTGACTTATAAGTTTGTTGCCGAAGCATTTTCAGCAATGCAGGTGAGGTTTGAAAAAGCTTTGAGAATGGGTCAAATTCAAAGCGGACTAGAGACCCTTTCAGAACTAATTGTGGAAAAGTCATATGTTGACTTGGATACCCAGTATGCAGTATTCTTGGAAAAGACTCGTAAGCTGTTTTTCACCGGAATTGAAGAAACAGAACGAGGTAGAAGGATCTATACATTAGAAGACTTTATTAATGTGTTGTTTGATTACTTCGAAATGAATGCTAACGGGCTTCCTTTCACCAAAACCCAGTTTATCAAATCCAGATATGTCTCTCAACTATGCAGCGGACTGATGATTGAAATTTACAAGGGTGATTATGGCGACGACTCTGTAAAAGAAGAGAAATTCTACAAAAACCCTAATTTCGAATTCTATAAAGAACTGGCATACGCTAACGGTTTCTTTGTTGACAAAAACATACCTTGGAGATTGGTCGTTGATGTCAATTCTCCACAAATGAGAAAGTTCATTGAAAGGCAAATCGTTTTGGAAGAGAAGACCGATGTTGAAATTCTGGAAGAACTGTTCGACGTTGTGTTTATCTCTGAATTCGACAATTTCATGAGTAATGTGGTCAATTGGTGGAACATCTTCGTCAACAGAAATCCAGCCGTCCGGGTCGGGCGCTCAAACTGCAATAATAACCAGTTTTTTGAGAGAAAGTCGGCAGTCGTTAGCGACCTGTCGATTCCGAACATGATAGAAAGATATGTTCATCTTCGTATTTTCGAGACTGGCGTTCCTTTTGACACCCCAGAAGTCAAAAAAGTGTTAAAGAGGGCCAAAGCACTGTTTGAATACGGTGACGAGGAACAGTTCTTATCGTATCTTAACAATAAGTTCTCGGGCACTGCCCACATCGACGGATCGTTGTTCTCGCAAGTTGTTAAACTTGAAGCAGATCAGTTGACAGGTCACGATACATCGGATATTATTAAGAGTAGGGACAGGTCGGTTATATCCGATCTGTTTGATGTCTTTTGAGGTTCGATTGCTCTTTCAGGTGCTGGATAATAAAGGTGAATGTGCCGCTGTTTACGCCGAAAATCAACTTTTCGATGATCTAACGGACGAAATGACCCATACGTGGGCGCGCTCCGTGCATCTGCGTAATAAAAAGGTAGAATGCGCGTACCTGTACGCAGAGGGGAAGACTTTAGATGAAGTTTGCCCTCCAGAGTTGACGGATCGCTGGATTGACGCCTCTAATCGCCTTCGGGCACACTATCGCGCTGTTCATATCGCTAAAATCGATTTGAGCGAGCACTGTTTTTACGACATGGTTCCAAAACAGTTTCTTTTGGAATATTGTGCCTTGAAGACACAGATTTGCGAGCATGTTTTCGCCAATTATGAAAAACCAAAGATGTACGACTTTTATGATTCGCTGCAAGAAGTCTTGACTGATATCGGAACTGTCAAATTGAATCTGAATTGGTCAAACGTGAAGGCGCTGTCGATGATGGATAAATACAAGGGACAAGTTCAGCGATTGAAGGGTTTGTCTTCGCACTGTCGTTACGATCTCTTTGGAACGAAGACGGGTAGGCTTACAATTAAGCCTGGAAACTTCCCGATCCTGAACTTTAACTCGGATTTGCGTGCAGTTGTCGAACCCAATAATGACTGGCTTGTGGAATTGGATTTCAACGCCGCAGAGCTTCGGATGCTGATGCTCCTCAACGGCTCTGTGCAGCCCGTGGGAGACGTCCACGCTTGGAACATGGTACACACCATCCCGACCGCTACGACGCGCTCTGACGCCAAGCGAGCCGCCTTCTCGTGGCTTTATGATGACCGGAAGCACGACCCGAAACTGGAGGCGGTTTACGGCACTGATAGTGTGCGCGAAAAGTATTGGGATGGTGAAAAAGTGACAAACTTTTACGGTCGTGTGATCACTTCTGACCGGCACCACTCCCTTTCTTATATCATTCAAAGCTCAATGAGCGATTACTTTATGAAGAAAGTGATCAGAGTCCACGAGCTTTTAAAAGACAAGAAATCGTCAATCGCCTTTACAGTACATGACTCATTGGTTATAGATCTATGTAACAAAGAAAGAGAACTGATTTTACAGGTCAAGAAGATCATGATGGAAGAGGATTTCTTGGTTAATATTAAGATCGGTAAGGATTACGGGAACTTGAAGGAGGTTAATTTATGAATATTGTTGGATTAGGTAACGCTGGGTGTAATATCGCTGGACGCTTCAAAGATCTCGGTCCTTATCGTGTTACAACTATCGATTCAGAGCGCAGAGAGGGAAATCATATCGAAATTCCTGTTCAGCTACGCCCAGAAGGATACGAGGAGAATCCTCCTCAAATAAGTCTTCCCGAAGGCGAAACTATGTTGATCGTCGCAGGCGCAGGCTATATTTCAGGTATGTCTTTGACTATCTTGCAACAGATCCAAAACCATAAGTTGGACGTGATGTTTATAGTCTCCGATAATGAGATTCTGTCCGAAAAAAGAAAGATGCAGGAGCGCGTTACGTTCAACGTATTTCAAGAATATGCGAGGTCCGGTTTATTGCGTAATGTGTACTTGATCTCCAACTCTTCCGTGGAAAAAGTGCTTGACAACGTACCCATCGTCGGTTACTATGATCGTATAAATGACGCGATTGTTTCTGCCTTCCACATGGTGAAGGTATTTGAGCACGAGAAGCCTATTATGGGCCAACTAGAAGTGCCTCACGACACCGCACGCATTGTTTCTTATGGTATTTACAATATCGAAGAAAACGAAGAAATGCTGTTTTTTAGCCTTGACAACGTGCGCGATTCGTGCTATATTTTAGGTATAACAGAGAACAATTTAAACACTGATGGGACTCTCCGAAGAACCATCGTGGACAACCTACGCGCAAAGGCGCTAGATTATAGTTCCAACGTATCTTTTGGTATCTATCCGATAGATTATGAGGCGAACTATACATACGTGAAAATGTATTCATCAGATATTCAAATTTACACTACAGAAGGGGAAACGAATAATGGCGATTAATATTGAAAAAATGAGAGCAAAACTCGACGCTTTGAACAACAAAGGGGGAGATAATAACCAAATGTGGAAGCCTGAACCGGGCTCACAGGATATCCGGATTGTGTGTCCAGAAGACAGCGATCCGTTTAAGGAATATCACTTCCATTACCTCAAAAGAGAAGGGTTTTTCAAGTCCGTGCTTTGTCCAAAGCGCAACTTTGACGACAACTGCCCAATTTGCGATTTCGCAAGTCAGGTTTGGAAAGAGTCGAAGAACAATGACGACAAAACCGGCATGGATTTGGCAAAGGGGCTCTTTGTCCGGCAGCGGTACTATTCCCCTGTGTTCGTAAGGGCTCAAGAGGAACAGGGTGTCCGAATCTGGGGGTACGGCAAGCGCGCCTATGAACAGTTGCTTAATCTGGTCTTGAATCCAGACTATGGTGACATCACCGATCCCGAAACTGGCATCGACATTACCCTGGTATACACAAAGGCCGATGGCCCTGGAAAGTTCCCAACAACCACGCTCACACCTCGTCGCAAGGAGAGTGTTTTGGCTGAAACGGACGCCGCTGTTACCGAAATTCTTGAAGGTACACCAACCTTTTCAGAGATTCCGTTTTTTGCCCGCAAGACAACGAAAGATGCGCAACTGGCGATGGACGAATTTCTTGAAGAAGAGTCGGAAGGGAGTGACGAAGTTGTGAAGATTGGCGGCGATTCTCTTTCAAAGACCGATCAGGCGTTCCGCGACTTGCAGAACAGTTGATTCGTGGGGCCCCGAAAGGGGTCTCTTTTCGAGATATGTATGGAAACAATACTTGTTTTCGCAAAGTTGCTTACTCTCTTGATCTTTTGGGTCATGATGAGGCATTTGTGGAAAGAATTCTTTAAATAGGGGTGGTGTATATGGCGAGAGCCAAAAAGATCGATAAACCAGGGCGTTTATCAATCGCTGATATGCGTAAAGCGATCAACAAAAAGGCCGGCTATAAGGTCGCGCATGATTTAACAACCGAGAATCCAACCGAAGTAAAGTATTGGATCCCAACAGGCTCCAGATGGCTTGACTCTATTGTTTGTAGGGGGAGGATGGCTGGAATTCCAGGCGGCAAAGTGGCCGAAATCTCCGGATTGCCGGCGTCCGGCAAGTCTTATATGGCTGCTCAAATTGCAGCCAACGCGCAAAAGATGGGAATTGATGTTATCTATTTTGATGCCGAATCTGCACTTGATCCTACATTCTTGGAAAACGCCGGTTGTGATTTGGATAATCTTCTTTATATTCAGGCGGCGAATGTCGAATTCGTATTTGAAACGATCGAAACGGTCTTAAACTCAACGGAGAACAAGGTTTTGTTTGTTTGGGACAGTTTAGCGCTGACCCCCACTATTTCAGATATTGAAGGGGACTTCAACCCGCAGTCTTCCATGGCTGTGAAGGCTCGCGTCCTCTCGAAAGCCTTTCAAAAGGTGACTATTCCATTGGCGAATCATGGCTCGACCATTTTGATTCTAAACCAATTGAAAACAAAGATTCACAGCAACCCAATGATGGCTAAGTTTGATCCATACACCACACCCGGCGGTAAGGCAGTTGTATATGCTTGTTCTTTGCGAATTTGGTTGACAGCCAGAAAAGGCAAGGACACAAAGCTGATGGACTCAAACAATTTCCAAATAGGTTCAGAAGTTAAGGTGAAGCTTAAGAAGTCTCGTTTTGGGACTGAAAATCGTGAATGCATCCTCAAAATCATTTGGGGAGAGGATGATGTTAGGATTTGCGATGAAGAAGGGTGGCTTGAAGCCCTCCAGTTCTCTAAGTCTGACCGATATAGGGGTGGAGCCTGGAAGACTCTTGTTCTGAACGATGGGACTGAAAAGAAGTTCCAAGAAGGGGGCTGGCTTGAATGTCTGAAGGATGATTTATTCCGCGAGTCTGTATTTCAGATCATGGATGAAGAGATCATTCGAAAGTTTGATAAGCGTGAAGGTGATGCGAATTCGTTTACCAATCTAGAGCCGGAGGAAGAATGAAAAGAGTTATGATCATTGATGCTCTTAATCAATTTTTGAGAGCATATATTGTTAATCCGACCCTAACATCAAATGGCAACCCTATTGGCGGTGTTATCGGCTTTCTGAACATTCTTGGTAAACTTTGTAGAGAAATAAAGCCAGATCAGGTTATGATCTGTTGGGACAGCCCTGGCGGAAGCCTTAAGCGCCGCCAAATGAATAAAGGTTACAAAGCTGGTCGTAAGCCTATCAAAAAGAACTATGAAGTTGATGGGATGGATGAACAGTCCGAATATGAGAACAAGATATGGCAGCAAGAGACCTTGATACACATCTTGAATCACATGCCAGTCCAGCAATTCTTGTTACATGGTTCGGAAGCAGATGATATCGTTTCGTTTTTGGTTGGTTCACCAAGACTGAAAGGTTTTCAAAAGGTGATCGTATCGGCTGATAAAGACTTCATTCAGCTTTTGGATGACGAGACGGTTATGTATCGCCCAATTCAGGATGAAGTCCTGAACTGCCCAGTGATTGTGGAGAAGTTCAATATTTCACCTCAAAACTTTGTTTTAGCAAGAATCCTCACAGGCGATAAATCCGATAATCTCGATGGCATACGCGGAGTTGGTCTAAAGACCGCCGCAAAGCGTTTTCCATTTTTGAAGGAAGAGAAGGCACATCTGCTCTCCGACTTGAAAACTTATTGTGAAGAGACCGAGGAGACACAAAAGATATATACAGATGTTCTGGAGCAGTGGGAAAAAGTTGAAGATAACTACAAGATCATGAACCTTGTTCCCCCACTTATTTCTGCGTCCGAATCCATGAAAATCAAAGCAATACTTAAAGATTTCGATTTCACGCTCAATGCCACTGAATTGAAAAAGACAAGTATCAATTACGGGTTTGCGTCATACGACTGGAGTAGGTTAATAGGTATCATGAAAGGAATCCAAGAAAGGAACAACTAATGGCCGTAGAAGAAACTTTTGCTAAATTCGGGAAGGACTTTCAGGAAAAGCTCTGTCACCTATTGCTGGAAGACAGGGCTTTCTCTGATAGAATGGCAGAAGTTCTAAAGATTGAACATTTAGAACTTAGTTATTTACGACTTTTTGTTAGAAAGCTATTCGGGTATAAAGAAACATATTCAGTTCACCCGACTCATGAAATTATGATTACAATTTTGAGGACCGAACTGGAAGATGAAAGCGATCTCATCCAAAAGCAAGTTAGGGACTATTATACAACGATTTACGGTCAAACGATCAAGGAATCTGAATACATCAAAGACAAGGCTATTGATTTTTGCAGAAAGCAAAAACTCAAGGAAGCAATGGTTAAGTCCGTGGGCTTGATTAATACATGTTCGTTTGACCAAATTTCAAGTGTCATCAACGACGCCTTAAAGGCTGGTAATGAGAACAATGTCGGCCACGAGTATCTTAAAGACTTTGAAACCAGATACTTGCTCCAGACCAGAAGACCTATTCGCACAGAATGGGCAATCATCGATGGTCACATGCAGGGCGGATTGGGTGTTGGTGAATTGGGTGTCGTTATCGCGCCCACAGGGGCCGGTAAATCAATGTGCTTGGTGCGTTTAGGTGCGCAGGCTCTAAAGCAAGGAAAAACAGTCATACACTATACATTAGAGCTTTCAGATGCGGTTGTGGGCTTAAGGTACGATAGTTGCATTTCTGGCATCAAGCTGAATGAGCTTACCAAGTTCAAAGATAATGTTTTTGAAGAAATTAAAAGCACCCCAGGGACCTTGATTATTAAGGAATATCCGACCAAGTCGTGTGGGGTAACTACTTTACGCTCCCATTTGGAAAAACTGATCTCCAGAGGCATCGAGCCGGATCTGGTTATCGTCGATTATGGCGATTTGTTGAAGAACACTTCCGGGTACACAGAAAAGTATGATGCTTTGGGCAATACTTTCGAAGAATTGAGAGGGTTGGCAAAACAACAGCAAGTGGCACTTTGGACTGCGACCCAGACAAACAGATCTGGTCTAAATGCTTCGGTTGTAACGATGGAAGAAATTTCTGATTCTTTTAGTAAGTGTTTCATTTCCGACTTCATAATTACTCTATCAAGGACAGCAGAGGATAAGAGAAAGAACAAGGGCCGAATGTTCATCGCAAAGAACCGCTTCGGTGCTGATGGACTAGTCTATCCTATTTCTATGGACACGTCGAATGTATTCATAGAAGTGCTTGAAGCAGATGGGGAGATAGAAGATAAACCCTTATCTGCAAAAGAACAATTAGATAAATTGAAAGAATTCAAAAAGCAACTAAAAAGGAACAGGAGTTAAACATGGAATTAGCATCGGAGATTTTATCAGATATTACAGTACATACCAAATATGCGCGTTATTTGGAAGAACAACAGAGACGCGAGACATATGCGGAAATAACAACGCGAAATAAGAAGATGCATATGCGCCGCTTCCCCTTTCTCAAAGAAGAGATAGAATCGGCCTATGAATTTGTGTATGACAAAAAAGTCCTACCTTCGATGCGTTCGATGCAGTTCGGCGGCAAGCCAATCGAGATCAGCCCCAATCGCATCTTCAACTGTGCTTATCTACCGATTGATGATGCCCGTTCCTTTTCGGAAACAATGTTTTTGCTTTTAGGTGGCACCGGAGTAGGGTTCAGTGTTCAAAAACACCATGTCTCCAAATTACCGGAAATAAGAAAGCCCAATGGCAAGCGAACAAGAAGGTTCCTTATCGCCGATTCTATTGAAGGGTGGGCAGACGCCGTAAAGGCGCTTGTTTCCGCTTATTTCAAAGGCACCTCAAGGCTTCGGTTTGATTTCTCCGATATTCGCCCAAAGGGCGCAAAGCTTGTGACTTCAGGCGGTAAGGCTCCAGGTCCACAGCCATTGAAAGAATGTTTGCTCAAATTGGAAGGTATTCTGGAAAACAAAGCTGATGGAACACAGCTATCTACTATCGAAGTCCATGATATGGTTTGTCATATTGCTGACGCCGTTTTGGCCGGCGGTATCCGCCGCGCAGCGCTGATTTCCTTATTTTCCGCTGGCGATAACGATATGCTTTCTGCAAAGTCTGGCAAGTGGTATGAAAAAGATCCACAGAGAGGTAGGGCTAACAATTCAGTAGTTCTGATGCGCCACCGAATCACTAAAGAATATTTTATGGACCTGTGGGAGCGCGTCCGCGCCTCTGGGGCAGGAGAACCAGGGTTCTATTTCACGAATGATAAAGACTGGGGATGTAATCCGTGTTGTGAGATTGGCCTTAGACCTTACCAGTTCTGTAATTTAACTGAAGTGAATGTCTCTAATATTGTATCACAGGAAGACTTGGAAGCCCGCGTGAAGGCTGCTGCGTTTATCGGTACTTTGCAAGCCTCATATACTGATTTCCACTATCTTCGACCGGTTTGGCAAAGAAACACCGAAAAGGATGCCCTTATTGGTGTTTCGATGACTGGGATTGCAAGTGGCTTGGTTCTAGATATGGATATGACCGCCGCTGCCGCCGTAGTCAAGGCTGAAAACGCAAGAGTTGCCGAAAAGATTGGCCTCAATCCTGCGGCTAGAACGACGTGTGTGAAACCGGCAGGAACCACAAGTTTGACTTTGGGAACCTCCAGTGGAATTCACGCTTGGCACGATGATTATTATATTCGTAGAATGCGGGTTGGCAAGAACGAATCCATTTATCAATTCCTCGCAGAGTACCACCCAGAACTCGTTCAGGACGAGTATTTCAAGCCGCACCTTGAAGCCGTGGTGGAGGTTCCGCAGAAGGCTCCTGAAGGCGCTATAACCCGGTCAGAGAGCGCCCTTGACCTTCTTGCAAGGGTGAAGCTGGTCAGCACTCAATGGGTCGCCAAGGGTCACAGAAAGGGTCAGAACACGAACAACGTTAGTGCAACGATCAGTATCAAAGAACATGAGTGGGAAGAGGTCGGCGAATGGATGTGGGAGAATCGTAAGGTCTATAACGGACTTTCAGTGATGCCCGAAGATCTCGGTTCTTATGTCCAGACTCCTTTTGAAAGTTGCGATAAAGAGACCTATGAAAGAATGATGAAGAATTTACAAGAAATAGAGATTAGTTCAATTGTTGAATACGACGATAACACCGATTTGAGCGGCGAATTGGCTTGCGCAGGCGGGAGTTGTTCGGTTTCTTATCTTTAGTACATTATGAAAAGAGCATATACACAAGAATACTTTATCCATATGTGTAAAATGATAGCAGAAAACAATAAGGATGTAGAATGACAATTGAAGAATCGGAAGCACTTCGGCAAGAAGTCTTAACTGGTAACATTCTTGAAATCATTAACAACGTCGACCCACAAGGTTTGGTAAGATCTGGCTGCCCTTTGGACGAACACATGATGGAAGCCCAGATGATTTCAAGATATGTGGAGAAACACCCAAACGTACACCGCGATGTTTTGGCAGAACAGGTGAAAAACATTTTTGATGATGTGAACGGACTTGAGGAGAAAGCTCGTCAGTCCACATCGTTAATTCGCAGAATACATAGGCGCGAATACGAACAGGTCGCTTATCGTATCCACAAAATGCTTGACAGCTTTGTTTGAAGTGGTTATGTTTACTACGTGAGTAAACAAAATGAGATTCAACCACTTATTGCCAAAAAATGAGGCAATCCAAACCTGTCCCACAAATGGGGCAGCACATTATTATGTCCCAACCAGTCATATTGAAAGTATGCTTGGTGGGGCTATCTGCGTCCGCTTTCGCTGTAAGCGCTGCAAACAGTTGGCAAACGCATATCTCGATGAAGAAGAGTTTAGGCTGAATGAAAATTCAATTAGGAGTAATACAAAGTGAAATTAATACCATTTAACAAGCGTTTGTTAGTATCTTTCCCGGATGAAAAGAAAGAGATAGAAGAACTATCGTTGGCCAAAAGCTTTGGCGTCGATAATTCAAAAAAGCCAATTGGTGATAGTTTGGTCATTTTGGATGTTGAACATGTCGGTGAAGAGTTAGAATATTCGAATTTCACGAATTTCAAACAAGTGTTGGTCCCCAGACACATGATTGAAACTTTCAAACTAGATGGCAAGGAATATCATTTTGTCGAATATCGAACAATTGTTGCGGGTGTGAAGTGAGTGACAATAAGCCCCCTATCGGATTTGATGATACTGATTTGGTAATTATACGAAATTCTCTCGCACATTCCCAAAGAGCTTGGAACAAATGGGTCGACGAAGATTCTCTTCCCGAGCCATGGGATCCTCCTTCTGCCCGTAAATTGATTAAAAGAATGGGTGAAATACTTAGTAAATTTGAGTTTCTTGGGACGCCAAAAGAACAAAAAACGGATTATCCAAAAGTGGCACAAAATGAACAATAACAAAGTTGAATGGATTGGACACTACGGAAACGATCTTTTACACGGACTTTCTGCTTGGACGTCTACAAGTCGTAATCTGACTGAAAAGAAGCGAAACAGGGTTGACAAGCTGCTCAAAATGCTGGCAACAGAAGGTCACAACACTCCTTTTGAGAAGTCGGCACTACACTTTCTTGTAACAACCGATATTGCAAGTCATATTCACCTTTTGAAGCATCGTGTTGGTGTGTCGATTAATGGCGAATCAGCGCGATATAAAGAATTTACAGAAGATAAGTTCTATATTCCTGGCGATTGGCCCGAAAGAGAGCAGCGCGCCTTAAGAAATCATATTCTCACCTCTTATGAGAAATATCACGACTGCATAAGCCGGCTTCTTGATCAAGGGGTACCCAGAAAACGAGCAAAGGAATCAGCAAGATTCTACCTGCCATATGGCATCCAAATCACCGCAGATGTGATGTTCAACTGGCGGTCTTTTGCGCACTTCCAGAAATTGCGAAACGAAGAGCATGCACAGAAGGAAATCAGAGACATCGCCCAAACAATGCTTGAGCAAGTTGAAGCGACAGGTGATTTTCCCTTTACAATTGCAGCAATGCGTGAAGCGAAGATGATACCGTGAAATATCTTATTGCACTGCTGGCTTGCTCCTGCGTGAAGGCCAGGGAGCCAATAGAGACCCCATATCAAGAGCCGGAAACAATTGTGGAGGTAGCAGTAGAAGAGAGGCTCCCTCCAGATACAGGGTTGGTGGATGATTTTGAATTGTTTAGTCCAAATTTACCCTACTGTAGACCCGGCGACCATAATGAAATTGATTACGGCGCAGTAGACAGTAATTATTACAACGAGTGGACCAAGGAATGGAGGTGGTGCATAAGTGATTATGGCGTCGAAGGAAACTATAGCTATTATGTGGTGAATCAAGCAGGGGAAACACTCTGCGGATACACATACAGATTTACTGGCACATTTCGTGAAGACTTGACCATAACACATTGGCACTATGCTTTCGAGATAGAGGACTCTTGGTTGCACTGGCATGATGCAACCCAGAATTACATGATGTATGGCATATGCAACCCTTCTAGTAACATAGCCACATACTGGAGGATATCCCCAGAAAATATTAGAGACGGTATTCCTTGGGAGTTGCTGTATAGCCACAGCGCTGCTACAGGTGTATGGTATCCGCCTTGGTATCATTATAACAAATATGATCCCCTGTATTATGCATTACAGGCAAGACCGGCTAAAGCGCCAAATGGTGATATAATCATGAGAATCACTTATCAATTAATGGATTGAAAAAATGTTAATTAACATTTACTTGACAATTTAACTGTTGACCTGTCGCTCTACAGGTGGTATAATTATGGGGTAAGCAAGGATAGCGAAGAATGAGTTTGAGTAGATTTTTTCTCTATTTGTCACGACTTTTTGCAGACAAGCACGGTCATGAAAGAGATGGAACTTACCATCAATGGGAGAGCGAAGAATGAAATACGGTGGGAAACAAGGAATGAAAGTCGGCGATAAAGTTCGTGATCGTCTTTTCTACTTTGACAGCGAGTTTAATAGAGGGATAGGAACTATTACTGAGATTCACCCGATTGAAGCGGAGCCCAAAGGTTTCTTTTATGCTGTCATAAAATGGGACAACGAAATCCCAGAGGGAAATCCATTTGCTTTGACCGACGATACAAGCGAAGATTATTTAGAGGATGTTGAACTTGTGGAGAGCGAAGAATGAGTATTGAAGTTGCGACATCTGCCCGGATGAGAAAGGGAACTCTCCAAGCGAGGCATAAGATTAGCGTGTCGGTATCCAATGCTTTTAGGAAAGAGCTAAAAGTGTGGGAAGATGTATATAAGAGAGATGGTTATATAGGGAAGGGGCATTGGCTATCTATCAGTGTAGGTTTACAGAATGTTGTTGCTGATGCTCTTATATCCACTAAGGAATTCCAAGAACTGTCCGAAAGAGAAAAGTTAATGATGGCTTTCTCCATCGGTCAGGGGATAGAAGAGGAGTTTAGGAAGTTCCAGTCAAGGGTTAGGGAGAGCGAAGAATGAAAAATCCTTTGGTTGACGAAGACTTTTATATTCCAGTATCCTACAAAGGAAAGCCGGTAGAATACCGAGGTAAGATCTCTGATAGAGAATCTTTCGAGGGCAAAGAAGAAGGAATTTATTATTTGATTTCCACTGGGTCTGCCTACTGCTACTATGACGGCGCTGGCATGCTTGATTTGCGGTTTATACCCAACCCACATAATCCAGAGGTTGCACATATGGAACCTTGTTGGTACAGTGAGTTGAGGGAGAGCGAAGAATGATTAAGGGAAGCAAGGAATTAACAAAAAAGGTGTGGTTAAGCGATGATAACTTTAACTCCGACAGAGATGTAGCCCGAAAAGCAATATCTAAGATAATAGCCGATCACTATGAAATCCCTTTAGAAAGTGTTGAATGGCGAGATTTTCGAAAGCCAGGATGGCACATAGATCCTCCCGGCAGGTTCTTTATAGATGGGGAGCCCTTGCATATGTATGTGTTCGGACCTGGGGATGAGGAGAGCGAAGAATGATCCTGGACTCACAAATATGTGAGAACATTGTGATTGGCGGCTCGACAGAAGCGATATTGTATGCATACAAACACAAGTATCCATTGATAATGCCCTATGTTGAGCCGCTTTTTCCTTTTGAAAATATTAACATCGAAATTGCAAATCTGAAGAACCCTTTAGAAGAAGAGTTAAGATGCAAACTCCTCTTTTTGATGGGTCTAGACAGTTTGCTCCCAATACCCTTTTCAGTAAGCGGTGTAAAGATAAAGAATCAAGTTATCATGATTGCGATTAAAGATAAAGGCACCGTCGTGTACAAGTTCGATAAACTACACATTTTTGACGATCGCAATGTTCGGGGCTTACCAAAAGTCGTGGATACCAGGAAACGCAAAAGAACAGTTATTGACTGGTTCGTTGTCAAGACTGGCATGGAACATGAACATGAAGAGTATAGAGAAAAGGGTTTGCGGCTTATCTTTTACCCAACAGAACGATTCGCTGGAAGAACTACTTTAAAAGACGTGATCGCGATTACATCACTCCAGAAGAAACAGTTGAATGACTTTGATTATTCCTCTTCCATGGTCCGCTTGCAAGTCGAAGAGATTATGGTGAATATGGGGGTTGCTCCGAAAATAGAAATAGAATTCGCTGAACGTCAGGTCATCGGCCAAGATCGATACATATACGAAGAAGACGAAAGGTTTATATTTCTGGAAGATATGAAAATCGAAGAGATTGCCAAATTGGAAGAGAAAGAGAGCTATTGTTCTCAATTGGGGATATAATGCACTTAGCTGGAATTGTGCCTGTTATTTCGCAAACCAGGGACTTCAAGATGCCTTGGGATGACTGTCTTATGCCAATTGCCCCCGGATATTTGGCTTATGAGCGCGCCGTGTTAGAATGCGCGTATGCTGGCTGTGATACGATATGGATAATTTGCAACGATGACGTGTCTCCAATTGTGAGAAAGAGAATTGGAGACTTTGTCGAAGACCCGGTTTATTTAGGTCGAAAAACCCGCTTTCCAGACAAGGAAAGAAAGCCGGTCTCCGTTTATTACTTGCCACTGAATGTACAAGACTTTTACAAACAAAATTGCCAGGCATGGGCGATAACTTACGGGGCTTTGACAATTAAAGACATTTCAGCCAGAATCAGCAAATGGGTAATGTCCGAGAAGTATTATGTGGCGTTCCCACACTCTGTTTATGATCCTGCGATCGTGAGAGAGGACAGAAGGCTCATAACAACAAAAGACAACTATTTCCTACAAAATGGCAAGACGTTCGCAGATGGGGAAAAAATGGGCTTCTCATTCGGTAATGAAGACTTAGAGAAATTCGAAAGGTATTTTATAGATTTGGAAAACAACGAATTGTTCTCTCGGAATACAGAATATTGTAGGGAATACTATGACAACCGCGTTTTACTTGACAACCTCTCTGATTTGGTTATATTAAAGGAAACAGACAAGGTGCGCCCCGTTCCATGGAGCCACCAGATCGATACGTGGGATCAATATTGCGCCTTTTTAAAAGATCCTGTAAGCAAGACTTTAGCCCATCCAGGCGAACTAGTTATGTCTTACAGGGAACAGCGCGGCATTGGCGGAATTTAAACGTGGCGAATTAGTTAAGATTATAGACTATTATTTCGATGTGCCTAATGAAGACTATGGCATATACCTGTCTTCCTCTCAAGGGCAAGTGGAGTATTGGGGTAATAAGATTCAATCTCGCATATTCCTCGTTTTTTGCGTGCGAACTCAACAGGTGTATCGCATACCTGAACAGGACCTGTTCTGTTTGTTGAGGCCGATTGAGGACGATAGTGCATTCCATGAAATTGAAGCTTGGAGATCTGGTTCAAGGTAAAAAAGGTATATTTCTCGGTTTTTTGGTCGGCAAGTATGGGGTAGTTGTAGGTTTTGAAGATCTCCTGTACCAGAGTTCTCCCCCAAATATACGGGTTTTTTGGCTTGGCGTTGGGGTGACTGATAACTGGAATCCCAATGTGGCACTTTATAGAAACAATGAACTAAGGAAGCTAACATGAAAAAAGAAGAAATTAAGGTCTCGATGTATTCGCAGATTGCGACACCAAGTGGGAAATGTCCCGCCGACTTGAAAAGTACGAAAATGAAAGATGTTCGTATTTGGATGGACGCGGTTAATAAAAGGTGTATCGAAAAAAATGAGATCCTCACAGAAGAGGCGTACCTGTATTATGTAAGGTATTTTCACAGCATCTTCAGCGAGGAATACAAGATCGTTGAGAAGCAGATTAAGAAGTATTCAGAGCGCAAGATTAACGAAGCGTATAAGGAGCTAAACCTTGAAAGAGAGTAAAATTCCATTTGTGGGCCTTCACGCCCACAGTGTGGCCGGTTCGATATTTGACGCACTGGGTTATCCCAATGAGCACATGGATTTTTGCCATTCAAACGGCGGTGAAGCATTAGCTTTGACCGATCATGGTAATATGAACGGGTTTTCTCATCAAGTCTTACACGCCAAGAAGATGAACGCTGAAGGTCGAGAATTCAAGCCGATTTACGGTGTTGAGGCTTACTTTATCCCTTCGCATAAGAAGTGGAAGGAAGATTATGCAACTGTAATGGAGGATAAGAAAGCCGCAAAGAAGGCGAAGAAGGAAGAGACTTCTGGCGCTTCGGTCGAGAACGAAGGTGAGAGTAAAAAAGCTGCTAGAAGCATTCTGAACAAAAGACGCCATTTGGTCCTTTTAGCCCAAAACGAAGCTGGTCTAAAGAATCTTTTTAAGTTAATTTCAGATTCTTACACCGAAGACAAATTCTATCGATTCCCTCGCATCGATTACGAAATGCTCAAGAACCACTCTGAAGGTGTCATCGCGGCGTCCGCATGTCTAGGTGGGGTTTATGCGGGAAACTACTGGGAGAACCGCGAGGAGGGTCCTGAAGCCGTCCTTAAAGCCATGAGGGAGACCACAGAAGAAATGGTTGGGATCTTCGGGGACCGCTGGCACGGAGAACTTCAGTGGAACAATATTCCAGAACAGCACACCCTGAATAAACATATCATCCAAATGCACAAAGAATACGGAATCCCTCTTATCTCAACGGCGGATAGCCACTATCCTACACCGGATGCGTGGGAATCTCGTGAAATGTATAAAAAACTTGGTTGGATGGGGAAATCAAGGCCAGATTGGGCAACTAACGAACTACCTGTTTCTGTAGAGGAGATTGGTTATGAGTTATACCCGAAGAATGGCGATCAAATGTGGGAGTCGTATAAGAAATATTCGCAGGAGTGCGGTGTCGAATATGACGATGATTTGGTATATCAGTCTATTATCGAAACACATAATATTGCTTTCAACAGGATTGACTCTTTTTACCCTGACACTTCTGTTAGGCTTCCTAAGTTTGTCACTCCAGAAGGTGAAACAGCAGATTCAGCCCTAAGAAAGCTTGCTTTCAAGGGTTTATTTAAGAAGGGTAAACACGAACTTCCAGAATATCGGGAAAGATTGGAATATGAACTTTCTGTAATCGCAGATCGTGGTTTTTCCGAGTATTTCCTAATGATGGATAAAATCAATGAAATAGCGGCGCAACACATGCTTTCCGGCCCCGGACGCGGATCTGCCGCCGGCTCTTTGGTCTCTTATGTAGTCGAAATTACTCAAATTGATCCAATCAAGTTTGATTTGCAGTTTGAGAGATTCCTTCGCTCCGACGCAACAGATTACCCAGATATCGATTATGATGTTTCTCGTCCAATGGAATTGAAAGAGATTCTTGCTGATATTTGGGGAGATAATACGGTTGTGCCAATTTCCAATTGGAACACCCTACAACTGAAGTCTCTGATCAAAGATATCTCCAAGTTTTATGACATTCCTTTCGCTGAAGCGAATCTCGTAACAAACAAAATGATGATTGAGGCCACACCCCCTGCAAAGAAGGCTAGGGGTCAAAAAACAGGTGTTTACACCCCAACGTACCAAGAGGTGAAGAAGTATTCTGCATCAATGCAAGCATTCTTGATTAAGTATCCACACATCGATACACATGTCGAAGCTTTGTTTGGACAGGTTAGATCTTGTGGTCGCCACGCTGGTGGTGTCGTGATCGCCGATGATCTTGATTCTCATATGCCTCTGATCTCTTCAAAGAATGTGCGGCAGGTGCCATGGGCTGAAGGGATGAATGTCCGACACTTGGAACCATTCGGCTTCATTAAGTTCGATATCCTTGGTCTCGAAACCATGAACACCATTGAGGGTGCGATTAGGCATATTCTCAAGCGCCACCACAACATTGAGGAGCCAACATTCGCTCAAATTAATGATTTCTATAAAAAGAATCTCCATCCGGACGTTCTTGATATGGAAGACAAAGCCGTGTGGAAGAATATCTTTCAGAAAGGTTGCTGGGCTGGTATTTTCCAATTTACGAAAGAGGGTTCACAGAATCTTTGTTCTCAAGCGAAACCTACAGGTATTGTTGATTTGGCGGCTGTAACCAGTATCTATCGCCCCGGCCCATTGGAGGCTGGCGTAGATAAAGATTACATTGTCACCTTGAATGACCCGAAGAGTGTTCGCTATGTGAACGACATTCACAAGAATGTCACCGAAGAGACAAGAGGGTTTCTTATCTTTCAGGAACAGATTTCAGCCCTTGCTCACACTCTGGGAAAGGATATCTCTCTTAATGAAGGAAACAAGATCCGAAAGGCTCTGACGAAGACTCCTCGGAATGAAAAACTGGTTTCTTCATATCGGGATTTGTTTATCACTGGGTGTGTTGAAAAGGGTATGGCTCTGGAAGTATCTGAAAGGCTTTGGGCTACTATGGATAATTTCTCCGGATACGGCTTCAATAAGAGTCACGCCGTATCATACAGTATCGTATCATATATGTGCGCTTGGCTATTGACCCACTATGAGCCTGAATGGGTTGTTTCATTCCTCGATAAAGAGCCGGAAGATCGCAAAGCGAAAGCAATTGCAATCGCCAAGTCTCTTGGTTACAATATTGAGCCTGTGAATGTGAATACGTCTGGTTTAACCTGGGAGATCTCGACAGACGGCACCACATTTATTCAACCACTGACAAGTGTAAAGGGCGTGGGGGAGATCGCCATTCGTGAGATAATGAAAGGTCGCCCCTTTAACAATATTGAAGAATTCTTGTTCAATGAAGAGATGCGCTATTCTAAGCTGAACAAAAAAGCTCTTGATGTTTTGGTTCGTTGCGAAGCTTTGGGTTGCCTAATGGACAATCGTTTCACCGGAATGAAACACTTTTGGTCTGCTGTTGCGGTCGATCGACCAAGGAAAGTAAAAGATCTTCATGAAAACATCGATCTGTATCATGATGAAGGTTCGTTCACCGAAGAAGAGAAAATTCAATTCTTGTCTGATTTGACTGGACACTTCCCTCTCGACAGAGTCGTTTCTTACCAAGTTCTTGACAGACTTAAGCAACTCCACGTTCCACCGATTTCAGAATACGACCCTCTGCTTCAGCTTGTGTGGGCAATTCCTCGCAAGATTATCAAGAAAAAAACAAAGACAGATAAGACTTACTATATTATTGAAGTCACCGATTCTAACTCAACTTCTGTGTCAATTAAATGTTGGGGTGTATACAGTGGTGAAACGATAGAATTGAATAAACCCTATATGTTTAAACCACAATACAACGCCACCTGGGGCTTCTCAACTCGCGGGAGTTTGAAGAAAGCATGGAAGCAAATTGATTCTTGACAGAGTGGTCGGATCGGTTATATTATAGGGGTAAGGGGAAATGATGGGAGACAAGTTATGAATATTTTTGCCATCGAAGGAAACATTACCACAGGAGAGATCGACTGGATTGAGTCTGCGAAATCACAAGATAACTTACGAGTTGTTAAGATGACACTTGAGACTTGCCAAATTTTGTCAACTGCATTAAACACGCACGGGTTGGCTGGGCCGTATCGCTCATTCAACCCAAAACACCCATCTTGTTTGTGGGCTATTGAAAGCTCCTCGAATTTTTTGAATCTATTTCGACACGGGAATGCGCTTAGTGCGGAATATACAGAAAGGTTTAGTAAGATACACAAATGTCAACATGTTTTGAATCAAATTTCTGCAAGATTCGATCATAGGGTATTCCCCGAATCTAAACCTACCCCTTTGCGCCTAGCAATCCCAGAAGAATTCAAAACAGATAATCCTATTTTATCATATCGTAAGTTCTATGCGTCGAAGCCAAGAATTCGTTACCCGCTGAAGAAAATACCTTCATGGTTTCTTGATTTAAGAGGGAACTTAGACTTCGATATCATCAAGGAAAAGTAAAGAGTGATTGCAGCACCGAGAGAGGAAAGAGAAGTATTGTTCTCTGGAACATGGGGCGATACGAAGGGCTAGAAAAGCCGACATTAAACTATATTTGAATAAACCAAATGGAGAATTAGATGAGTGACGAACAAACAGAAAAGAACGAGCACATTGTTGAGTATATTCGCGATCTATTCGCGATTGAGCAAGCTATGGAGCCCTACAAGGACCAAAAGAGAGAGTTGCGGAAGCATTATCGCGATAACGGATATCTAAATACTGACGAAATCCGCCTTGCGGTCAAAGCGTATAGGTTGGTTCAATCGGATTTCGATATGGAAGAGTTACTCGATATGTATCAGACGATTATCACTGGCGGGAGCAAGAAAAACGATGATTCTTGAATATACTTCAGAACCGTATGCAAATTTCAAACCCTTCAGGGCGAACCCCTCGGATGCGGGGTTAGATTTACCTTTCAACCCGGAGGATGGAAAAGATGTCCGAATTCGACCGGGGGAAAGTCATTTACTTGACACTGGGCTGCGATTTGCAATACCCCATGGGTATATGCTTGAAATTAAGAATCGTTCTGGCATGGCTTTTAAGCGTAGTCTGGTTGTCGGTGCTTGTGTGGTAGATTCAGGGTACGAGGGTAAAGTCTTTGTAAATCTTCACAATATTGGCACTTTCGACCAACTTATCAACCCCGGCGATCGTATTGCACAGGGTGTGGTTATTCCGGTCGTGCATGCTCGCTTTGTTGAGGCCGCAAACTCTCTTGATTGGTATCCAATTACTATTTCCGGTCGAGGTGAAGGGGCACTAGGGAGCACTGATGAAAAAGCTTAAAACATCGTTTTTTGAATTCGTAGCAAACCCATATGTTTGTGTAACAGTTTTTTGGCTTGGCTGGGCAGGGTTTGTCATTTTGCTTTTTAGATTATTGGGGATTTAATGGACAAGAGTGCAACAGAAACAATGTTTTCCAACAAATCAAATGAGTGGTCGACTCCGAACGAGTTTTATGAAAAGCTGGATTCAATATTCAACTTTACGCTCGATCCTTGTGCAACCGATGAAAACCACAAGTGTGACAAGTTCTACACGATGGAAGATGATGGTCTTGTTCAAGATTGGGGAGGGGAAAAGGTGTTTGTGAATCCACCATATTCAGAGAATACGAAATGGTTGGAAAAGTGCTATAACGAGTCTCAAAAGCCAAACACAATTGTTGTGGTTTTGATTCCGTCAAGAACAGACACGAAGTATTGGCACAACTACGCGATGAAAGCTTCTCATATCTATTTTGTAAAGGGTCGTTTGAAGTTCGGAAACCAGAGGAACTCGGCACCCTTCCCATCTGCGGTGCTGATATTCAGGCAAAGATTCGGCGATACTGATCCACAAATTTCCACAATCGAGAGAAAGTGATGAATAGGGAACAGCGCCGCCAAGCCGCAAGACAGGCCAAAAAAAGTGGCGACGATGCGGTTGCAGAAAAGATAATGCTTTTCAACAAAATGCCCGATTACTGTCTCACTTGCGAAGAGCCTTTTGATAAACAAGACAGGGAAATGGTTATGACTTGGCATGTCATAGTAGATAACAAGAAAGAGCAGGTAAGGTTATATTGCCCAACCTGTATGTCTGAAGCACAAAGAATATTGGAGGATTTCAATGAACACCTTTCTAGAAAGAGCGATGATGAGTCGGGTAACGAAGAAGAGAGAGCCGGATACCGCAATCAAGGGGATGATGGAAATTTGTAGCAGAGTTGTTGATGGAACATTCCAAGTTACAGTTGAACAAGATGACGGCGGTTCCCACGTCCAAGTCGCGATTGAAAGACAGTCGGTGTTCAATATAGTAGATGTTCCGGACAAAATTGGTGGGTATCGGGTGATTGTTATTCATGTGCCTGTTGGGTATTTGAAATGAGTCAAAGAGGAAAGAAGCGGAACACTCTTTTTTGCCAGCCTGAACCTGAAAAATGTGAAGCGGAATTTGCTAGCAATGTCGACCACCCCACTCACTACAACACTGGAACAATCGAAACGATTGAGTTTCTTGAATCACTGAACGTCGCAGAAGACTTCTGCGTCGGGAATGCCATCAAGTACCTTTCCAGATATAAACACAAGGGTAAGCCCTTGGAAGATTTAGAGAAAGCTCTTTGGTATGTGGAGAGAGCAATTCAAAATTTGGAGAAAGAAAGTGAATAACTTAACCGATTTGCTGTTTTTAATTGTTACAATTGTGTTTGTCGCGGCTGTGGTGGTGTCTCTATGAAAGAGCATCTAACATACGACGATGTACTTTTGCAACCTCAATATTCAGAAATTGAAAGTAAACACGATGTTGACATTTCCCCGCCAATCGCAGGTATGGAACTTCCAATATTTTCAGCCCCGATGGAAACTGTAACAGGTTTGGAATCTGCACTAGCCCTATACGAAGTTGGTGGAAGGGGGGTTATCCATCGATATAATTCGATAGATGAACAAGTCGCCATTTGCAGGGATATGTTTTCGTTGACCCCCGTTCAAGCAAACCACCCAGTGTATGCAGCAGTTGGTGTAACTGGGGACTCTAGAAAAAGAGTTCAGGCACTTTACAACGCCGGAGTCCGCGCATTCTGTGTTGACGTAGCACACGGACATCACGTTCTGGTAAAAAAGATGTTGGAAGATATGCGCGATGCCTATAAATCCAAAATTACCATTATGGCAGGAAATGTAGCAACATTGGAGGCTTTTAATGATTTGGCAGATTGGGGCGCTGATTCTATACGTTGTGGGATTGGTGGCGGTTCCATCTGTTCGACGCGAATTCAGACAGGACATGGGGTCCCCAGCTTGCAAACAGTCCTTGATTGTGGGAGAAGCAATAGAGAGGCTATATTGATTGCGGACGGAGGAATCCGAAAATCAGGAGATATAGTCAAAGCACTTGCTGCCGGTGCTGATTGTGTAATGCTGGGTTCGCTTTTAGCAGGAACCACAGAAGCTCCAGGTGATTTGGTACATGGTAAGAAAGTGTATCGTGGAATGGCTTCGAAAGAAGCTCAACTAGATTGGAGGGGCAAGGTGTCGTCCATTGAGGGTATTCAAACCATGGTTCAGTGGAAAGGTTCTGTAAAAGAGGTTCTTGACGAACTATGTACTGGCATCAGAAGCGGATTTTCATATAGTGGTGCTAAGGATTTGAAAGAATTCCAGAGTAAAGCTCGTTTTTTGAAACAATCGAAAGCCTCTATTTTTGAGAGCGGGACACACATTTTAAACAAATGAAACATAGTGAAGAAAAACTAGTAGGACAGCTTGGCAAAAAGGTTGTATTCTACGAGACAGACAAACGGTATGCCGACCTTTTAGTTAGATTGAGTCGGGATGGCCTGAATGCTTCTTATTTCTTCAGGGCAATCATGACAGGGTATATCCACCAAGACCCAGATGTGATGAAATTTGTTGAAAAAATACAGATTCATCGGAACTTGGGTAAGGAGCCATTGAAGAATGGGAGAATACTTTGTGAGACTGGGAAAGAAGCATTAGAAAACCTGAAACTATCGGAAGAAGAAATACAAAGTATTTTTGATATTTTGGAAAGCGAGAATCCTGATTTATAGGTGTTTTGGGTATCAATCTACTATTTATCTATGTATCGAAAGGAGTTATTATCGATGAGTAAAAGAAAGACACTTTTGGCCGAACACCGTGTTCGCAAATTTATGAAATTGGCCGACATTGGGAATCTTTCTGAAAGCTTCCTATCTGAAATGGAAGACGAGGAAGAACTGGACCTTGAAGATGAGCTAGAAGGCGACCTCGATGGTGAAGAGCCCTTGGATGACGCCCCAGAAGGGGATTTAGACATCGATGTGGACGACGAGCCTGTATTAGACGTAGATGACGAAGCTGCCGACACTGGTTCTTCGGTTTCCGAGGATGAAATTAAAGATCTGGTTGATGCGATTGCAGATGCGATTGAACAGCATACCGGCGTGGAAGTTGGAGTTTCTGGTGGAGACACCGATACCGACCTCGCCGACTTCGACGCCGAAGAAGAATTAGATGTTGATATGGGTGACGACGACATGGGTGTGGAAGCGCCACCAGTCGAAGTCGAAGACGAAGAAGAGCTTCCAGGGGATGAAGGGCCGTTGCAGGAAATGGCAGAAGATGACGAAGATTACATGATGGACGAAGACATGGTGAGCGAAGTAGTCCGCAGAGTGAAGGCTCGTTTGCAAGAATCAAAGAAAGATGCCAAGCGTGACGTGTTCGCTGATAAATTAGCTACACGTCTCTTAAAATCTCTTGACAAGTGAGCCATAACGGTTACATTATACTAGGGAAGGCAAGATAATAACTCCAAGCCCCGCGCAAGCGGGGCTTTTTCTTTTAGGGGATAGATGGATTTAACAACTATAGCTTTTGGTGTGTTAGTGGGTCTGGCGTTGTCGAGGCTTGTTAATTTCTTTATTGGCTTGGGTAAGGTTTTGATTTGGTTGCAAGATGCTGAAAAGACAGCCTTGCAGCTACTCTTTAGTGCTGCGGAATCCGCAAGCTATATCCAAAACATGAAATATGAGCAAATGGAAAGGCTTGGGGTAGACGTAGAGCAAATCAAATTGCAAAAACAAATTGATGATGAAATCTATAGAACTTGGAGAGAAACTGCAATATTGAGTCTTTTGAATTCATACACAGAGAGGTTCAGCAAGAATCGAACTTTCTATGATTGGGAATCTGCAATAAAAGCATACAACAAAATCAACGAGAGAGAGAAATGAGTAAAATCGGATTTACACGCTTACAAAGGGAGGACGAATTGGAAGACACTGGAATAAATGAAGATGAGGTGGCCAAGGAACTACTGCTAGAAGAATCGACAGAAGAATCGGCAGAAGAGCCGCTCACACTTGACAATCAAATGATTGGCATATTTTCGGATATCAACGAAGAGACTGCTGCTGAAGTAATTCACAACTTGCTCTTAATGAAGGCTGCCGCATCAACCTTGCCCGCCAATTCCCCAAAATCAAGTGTTGATTTTTACATATCCACTAACGGTGGGACCGCTCACGACATGTTTGCGGTTTACGATATCATGCGTATGGTTAGAGAACATATAGATATTTGTACAATAGGTGTCGGGAAGGTTATGTCTGCTGGTACACTGCTTCTTGCGGCTGGAACCAAGGGTAAAAGGAAGATAGGTAAAAACTGTAGAGTGATGATCCATGATGTAATTGGAGGTCATGTCGGACCAATGACCCAGTTAAAAAACGAAATGAAAGAAATCACTCACACGCAAAAGCAATACGCAGCCTCTTTGGTGGGCGAGACCACGATAACGAGTGAATATATGAAGATTATCCTAGAGAGAGGGGTTAATAGTTATCTCTCTGCGGAAGAAGCTTTGAAGATGGGTATTGTTGATGAGATATTTTGATATCTCCGTGACTATTTAATTCTAGGAGAAATAATGCCGTCATATAGTTCAAGATCGAGAGGGAAGCTACAAGAATGCCACCCGGACTTACAAGATTTATTCAACGAAGTGATCAAACACTTTGATTGTGCGATCTTGACAGGCCACAGATCTAAAGAGAAACAGAATGATGCTTTCGCAAAGGGTTTGTCAAAATTGAAATACCCCCAATCGAAGCATAACAAAATGCCTTCTTTGGCGGTCGACGTTGCACCCTATCCAATTGATTGGGGTGATAAAGAACGATTCTATTATTTTGCTGGAGTGGTGAAAGGTATTGCTACCCAAATGGGAATAGACATTCGCTGGGGCGGCGACTGGGATTCAGATACACAAGTTCATGATCAGACGTTTATGGACTTGCCACATTTCGAACTTAAATGAGGATTATAGATGTTAGACGCTAATTGGGGCCTATTGATTGAGAATTATATGAAGAGGGATGCGGCCAAAGAAAAGTCTGTTGTACCTTTGTATGAAACGCTGCAAAGGCTCGTCGAGCAGGTTTTGGGTGAAGACTCTGATGTACTTGGTCAAAAGTTGTCTATCACTTTCCCAGCAATCAAGATTACTGAAAATTGGGGAACACTGGACAACAAAGACCGTGAATTGCTTGAACTTCTTATGAAGAATGTAAGGGGCACCACGGTTCAAGACAAACTAACACACGTTCAAAATTTCATTACATATGAGGAGGGTCGCCCAATTTCAGACATTTTCTCAAACCTTATCTTCTTAGAGATTTTTTCAAACATCATTAAAGAATACAATGCTTCGACAACCGGCTTCTTGTTTGAAGCATTTTTGGCAGGTTTGTTTGGTGGGGAACAAAGTGTGCAAATCTCCGATCCCGTAGAAGGGAATCTTCCGATCACCGATGTTACGTTGCGAGGTGTTCCATACAGCTTGAAAGTCCTATCGCCATCTAAGCCTGTTCACGGCTCTTTCAAGAATCTTGTGGATCATTTTAGGACCGAAGAGAAGATTATATATTTGGTTGTCACTAAGCTCAAAGGGGACGAAACAAATGTGTTAACTTTTGCAGAATTTGAGATTACTCTGGACAACTTCCATACATATGTCGGATATATAGAGCCCGGCACCGAAGTTGACGATATTCAAATTGTTAAGGCTTTAGGTTCTGAAATTGATTTTTCCGAAAAGACTGTCGATAATAACGGTGACCTAATCACTTTGGCAAGTAGGGCGAGAATTCCCGGCAAAGGTTCGTTCACAAAATCAAAACTAGAACCAGATACAGAATATGAAGTCAAAGCTATCGTAGGCAAAAAACAGAGACGAACGGTGCCCAAGGGTCATGGAGGGGGTGTAGATCTCTATGGTAGCGTGGAGGCTTATGATCACATTGCCGCTCTTACCGATGACAAAAAAACCTTGCAAGCTCTTATCGATACTCCGGGTTATCGAGATAAAAAACAGTTTGGTATTTCCCCTGCGTATGTCCGTCGTACAGCAACGTTATTGGGGAAGTTGGATCTTAGGGACGAAACCTTAAGGGGGGTAGCAGAAGCTTACGCCGTAGATCTACAGGAAACTCTAATTCCAATCTATTCCGCACTTTCGGAGCTTACAAACCATGTCAACAAATACTTCCTTGAAGGTGCTGACTCCACCGAAACCTCAAGGAAAGAACACGCAGTGTTGGCAGCAAAAGAAGCTATTATCTTGAAAGACTCAACAGACAGAATTGTTAAGAGTACAGAAAAAGGTTGACAATCTCTGTGCAATGGTTATATTATAGGAAGGAAAGAGGTGTTATTTGACGAAGGTTTATGACTGCGATTTAGATGAAGATTTGACCTTGAAGATGTATAAGGGTGTGAACAAACTGTACGAATATGTTTCAGTCACTCTTGGTCCCCGTGGCCGAAATGTAATTTTACATAAGAAGGGGTTACCCCCAATCATCACCAAAGACGGTGTTACGGTTGCAGAATTCCTAGATTTAGAAGATCCTTTTGAGAACGCGGCGGTGCAGATTCTTAAGCAGGCTTCTAGAAAGACGAACATTGAAGCTGGCGATGGAACAACAACCTCAACGGTATTGGCTGCCAGTATAATTGAAAAGGCTTTGCCACACTTGGCAACAGGGGCTTCTCCGATCGAACTTAAGCGTGGAATTGATTTCACTGTTGGTAAGATTGTTGAGAACATAAGGGAGGCTGCTAGTCCGATTTCTTCTGAAGAAGATATTGCCCACATTGCTTCTATTTCGGCCAACAACGATGAAACTATCGGCAACCTAGTGGCACGCGCAGTCTCCAGTGTCGGCAAGGACGGCTCTGTTATCATCGAAAAGGGGAAGTCTATAAACACAATTCTGGACTTCATGGACGGTTTTCATGTCGACGCTGGTTTTTGTTCGACAGCCTTCATCAACAATGCAAGAAAGCAGAGTGTGGTATTCGAAGATTGTTTAATTTTGATTGCGGACATGAAGTTTGACAAGATTGATCAAATATTCCCGGTTTTAGAAATGGTTCATCATGAAAACAAACCTCTAATCATAGTTGCAACCGATGTCGAGTCCGAAGCCTTGGCAGCCCTTATCACAAATGCGCAAAGAGCAATGGCGAAAGTTCCAGGCTCTATGAAAATAGCTGCAATGCGAGCACCCAAATTCGGCGAAGAACGAAGAGAAATACTTAAAGACATTGCAATCGCCACTGGTGGGGAGGTCATATCAATGACCGGTGTAAATTTGGAGAACTTCAAGTTAGAACACCTTGGTGCTGCTAAAAAGGTTGAGATTTATCGAAAGAACTCTTTGTTTGCAGGTCCGATGGGTGACGTCGAAAAGCTTTCAGAAAGAATCGATATACTGAAAGAGATCATCAGTCAGTCTGACGATTTACATGAATGCGAGCGTATCCAAGACAGGATATCAAGGCTGGCTTCGGGTGCAGCGATCATTAAGGTTGGCGGCGCAACCGAAATTGAAGTTCAAGAAAAGAAGCACAGGATTGAAGACGCGATTGAAGCGGTCAAATCTGCACAGTTAGAGGGTATTGTTGCAGGTGGCGGTACAGCTTTGTTGCACGCGGCAAAGAACTTAGACTTATCTTCCTTGTCTGAAGAACAACGTGCCGGCGCATCCATTCTCTTGAAAGCAATCCGCACACCCATACGCAGAATGGCGGAAAATGCTGGCCTCAAACCCGACATCATCGAAGAGACTGTTAACTCTATGGAGCGGAATTGTGGCTACGACTTTTACAGTCGAGAGTCCTGCGATATGCTTGAGAGGGGTATAATAGATCCAGCAAAGGTTACAATCTGTGCATTGCAGAACGGCGCTTCGGCAGCTAGTACATTACTTTTGACTGGCCGAGCCATAGTGGAGAAATGATGGAAAGGGTTAGAATCTCGTATACAGTACCAACGTTCAGGGTGAAAAGTATTACGCACGAACTCTTAGAATCTTGTAGAGATATTACTGAAACTGTTTCTGTCGATGTAGGGAGTCTCCTACAAAACTACGAAGAGAAGGATCTAAATATCATTATCGAAAGAATCGATACTATACTTGATAACGTATCCCTGTCTTTCGAGCAGATGAAGGATGTAAAAGATCTACTTACCGGATACCGGATGCATCTTTTGCAAAAGGAAGATGTCAAAACCCCAGACGGAGAAATCAACCTAGATGATACAGGATTTTGAAAGAGGGGACTTAGTTCACATCCCATCCGAAACAAAGCTGTTCAAAAAGTTGACTGGTTTTGACTATTATACTGATTTAGTGACATTTGAAAAACCTATTATTGGGCACTATATCGGTGAATATAAAAACGATTCCAAGGTGTTTCACGCCGGAAGTGTTTACTATGTTGCTAAATTAGATATTTATAAATTGAGGTTTTGAATGATTGAGTTGATGGAAATTAAAGGTAAAGACGCAGTTCAGCAAGCTTGGACATTGAGGAAGATATACATACGCCCAGAGTTTGTAATGTCGATATCGGAAGATAACTCTTTGAAACAGTTGCATCTTCGCGAAAGTCTTGTGCAAAATTTGCTTCCAGAGCAGGATTTTACAAAGATCATACTCTCTGATGGAAGGACGATCCGTGTTGTTGGCAGCATGTCACATGTTTTGAGACAGGTTGGTAATTCCAAGCGCCTCCTAAGAGACTGAAAAAGCGCGATGATTTCTAAACGTATCCATGTATAGACGTGGATACGTTTTGCTGTGTTTGGAACTAGTTATGTTTGGTAAGGAAAAAAAGATATATGGCACATACGAAATTTCATAAATTGTACGAATCATTTAGAGACTTTGGCGAAAAAGAAGCCCTTCAAGAAGTCAGCGAAGAAACTGTTGATCTAGTGTTAGACAGATTGAGAACGACTGACACGGGCAAGTTACAGCTTCAGTTTGATCACATCTTTGGCCCAGAGGATGTGCGTATTGCCTTCCCATTGGTTACGGAAAAGAAAACTAAAGCAAATGAAATGATGCGCCAGCTAGTTCAGGATCACGGCTGGAAGACCAAATTCACACAAAAAGAGGTTGAGCAGAAGCAAAAACAAGGCGACGGCTCCATTCGGACAATCAAGAGAATTTTGGTGGACCCGATTATGACCAAAAAGGTCATTCGTGTTATTCCAAAGGGTCCAAAGGCTGGTCAAAAGATTGAAAGAGAAGAGAAAACAACGCTTGCAAGAGTAATTAAGAAAACTCTCGATCCCGAGTGGTTTGAGTTTTGGCAAGAAAACCAGACCTTCTTCCTTGAGTACGAGAACGCAATGGAATTTCTTGAGTCTCCGGTGATGAATGAGTTCGAACTAGGCGAAACTGACAAATATGTGATCATTACTCGCGCCCCTATTGACGTATTGCGAATGTCCGATCACGACGGCTGGACAAGTTGTCATTCCTCACCGGATAAAAGCCAAGGCGAATATTACCACTGTGCAGTGTCCGAAGCAATCGGCGAAGGCGCTATAGCATATATTGTTTACGCAAATGATTATGAAGAAATAAAAGACAGACTTCAGGATGCAGAGATATTCGAAGATTATGACCGGGGCGTGGACGGCATTTCCCCAATTTCTAGAATTCGCATTCGCCACCTGTTCGACAAAGGGGAGAAGAAATCCTACGCCATCCCAGGGATGAGAAAGTATGGCCAAAATGTAATAGGCTTTATGAATATCTTACACGATTGGTTTAAGAAAAAGCAAAAACAAAGACTCTCCACGATTGCTGGGGATCTGGAAGAGCGTCCAAGAGACTTCATTTACACTGGTGGCACCTATACCGACAATTCTTTGGCAACGCTTCTCGCCCATTTAACAGGCAATTCGTCACTTCGGAGTTATTTAATCCGCCATGAAGACTATTTTGGTACCGAAGTTGGCGAAGATGAACTTCGTAGTTTGGGGTTCGGCGGCGGGCCTACCGAAGAAGAAGTTTATGAACAACTTGAAAGCGATTTGGATTTCATTCAGTATAACGGCCACCACACGGATGTGTCTTATTATATTAATGAAGAAAGCTTTAATCACGACGATGGCGACTTTGCATACGGTTGGGAAGCTAGTTTGAGAATAGAGAATGAGGCATTTGACGCGGTCTCTTCGTTGCCATGGAGGCAACACCTTGAGGCCGCCAAAGCGGTCGAGGCCGGCTGGGATAACTTTGTTTCCGAAGAAGGGGCCAGCCTTGAACGAGAAGTCTCCGGTTTCGGCGATGTCGACTTTTCTGATGAAGAAATCACGATAAGGTTTGAAAGTTCGTATTCCAATCACGCCGGGATGAATGATGAACATACTGATTTCAACGATATATGTAACGCCGCTGAAGAACTTGATGACGAAGACACTATTCAGCTAGTGACCACCTACATCTTAGAAGCTTTGATGGAGGCTGGTTATGTTGAATCCGAACAATACAATTCAGCAAAAGCATACAAAGAAGAGTTATTTGAATTTGCAGATGAACTGAAATATTTTGATATTGATTTAGAAGAGGGGGATGAAATCGGCTTTACTGTAAAGGTGTTCAATATATTTCACATTGGCCCGGCCACCAAATGGGCGGAACCATTTGTTGAACTAGGGCTTGAAGAAGAGGGTGTGCTTAGAGGGATTCATAAATACATCGCACATAACCCCATGGTGACTATCGATGGCCGCCGCATGCTGTCCAGAGATCTCGTTCAAAAATACTTTGAGGAAGCTTTAGCTGACGAAATGAGTCAGGTTCAACTACCATTGACGAAGATAGAGAAAGGCCAAGCCCAGATGTTTGGGTACAATAAGTCGGCAATGAGAAAGATTGTTAGTCAAAGATTGTTTTCCAACATGAGAACCGAATTCAGATTTAGGTCGGAACCAGAGATCCAAGCTGGGAATATTACATTCTCGCCTAATTTGATTTTTGGCATGGAAAGTGCGATAGAGGATAAAGAGTCTAAAGAGTTGTTCAAAGTGATGTTGAAGTATTTGGATCGAAATCCAACCATCTTTTCCAAGGCGGCTGTTAGATTCTATCGTTCCATGATCAAAGGTTGGTGGCGTCAATACAAACTCGATTTGAAAACCAGAACTGCAAGTGCAAAACGACGCTCCGGACCTCCAATGCCCCCAGAGCGCCGAGTAAAACCTCGCGACATTATGCAGGAAAACGAAACTTCAGCCAGATTATATCAAATTGAAATGCAAATTATTATTGATCGCCAAAGAAGCGGTGGTATTGACGCAGCTATGAACAGAATTCGTTCGATTGAGGGTGTGACCGTTATTTCCCATCAAGAACCAGAAATGCGGGCTGCTCAAGAGTATTTGCGAGCGAAGATTAAGTTTCACCCTTTGAAGGACTCGATGACTCCACAGACATACGTGAGAACAATATTGGTCCCAAGTATAAATAAGAGTTCAACTGTCCCTGGCGTTCGAATTATTGAAGTCATACCTCGTACTTTGAAGAGACTCCAATGATGGGTGACTTAATAGAGGGGTGGAAAAATTTCATTAAAGAAGCGGCTGCATCCCCCGTTTCAAAAGTCTTCATAATCGACCCACAAGGGCGCTTCCTGACGTGCATGCGCCGAGACGATATACCCCACGGCGGGATGTGGGACTTGCCCGGAGGGCACCAAGACGAGGGCGAGACGGACGAAGAGACAGCTATCAGAGAGGTTGCGGAAGAGACCAGCCTTGAAGTGACTGATTTGGAAGTGGTTCACCGATTCGATCGGTTTACCTTCTTTGCAACCAAAGTGTTTTCAGGTGAATTTTTCCTTTCAGACGAGCATACTGAACATGCATGGATATACCCACACGAAATTGAACAATACGACATGGGAGAGTTATATGAAGAGGTGGTTAAAGAAGTTTTTCGTCTGTAGTCTATTGTTTTTAGGCTGTAGTGAATACAAGATCCAAGAGTTTTCGGAACCCGTTTCGGGAGCCCCTAATCCTATTGTGGTCGAGGCGGAAGGCCAGCATGACACGATAACACAAGTATTGCATCCAGAGGTCGATGTTATGTTTGTGATTGATGACTCTTGTTCGATGTCTGACGAACAGGTTAAGTTGATGATAAGCTTCCCAGAATTTGTCAAATATTTTACAAACACTAATTTAGATTACCATATCGGGGTTATAACAACTGATATGGTCAGTTGGGAAAAGAGCGGAAAACTGCAATATTCTAATCAATTTAACCCCCCTTATAAGTGGATTGATACGAACACACCGAACCCAGAAGTCGTTTTTTCTTTAAATGCAGATGTAGGGATTTATGGCTCTTATTTTGAAAAAGGTATGGAGGCAATAGAAGCCTCTTTGACCACAGAGTATAACGATCACAATGCAGGCTTCTTTAGAGACGATGCCGCATTGCATATAATCATTATCTCCGATGAAGATGATGCATCGATACTTCAAGATGCAGAGTTTTACAACTTCCTTGATACCTTGAAATCAAGGGAAGATACGGTATTTGTCCATGGCATATATGGGCTATTACCAGCCGGTTGCGCCAGCGATGCCGGTCCTATCTCCGGCCACGCCGATCCAGGTCGCCGCTATGATAGTTTGATAACAGTTTTTAAAGGAGAAAAGCATTCAATTTGTGAGGAAGAGTGGCGGACGATATTGGATGATATTGGTTTAGCTGCGTCTGGCCTGAAAACCAGTTTCTTTTTGACAGCAGTTCCTAATCCAGTTACATTAGAGGTGTGGGTTGAAGAAGGAGATTACATGTACTTTTTCGAGCAAGGAGAAGATTATGCGTATGATCGTATAGGTAACAGTATCTCTTTTGTTACCTATCAACCGCCTCGTGGTGCAACAGTCCACTTAGAGTATGAAATAGCAAGTTCATATATCGGGACATATTCGGAAGAATTTAAAGATACAGGAATTTAGAAAGTTGGGTAGTTCTCTGTAACAAGAGGGGAAGAAATGAGATATTTTAAGTTAATAGGGTTCTTTGTTTTGTTCGCAGCGATGTTTGCGAATATTACGGTACCTACGTTTTACAGTGCCCAGCAGATAGAATACGAATATTACAACGCATCAATCAATAACAAGAGTTATGCTGCAACTTTGAGGGTTTATAATCATGAAGGGACAGCAGTCGGAACAGGGACGTACTTTTCGTACAAAGGGAAGGGTATAATAGTCACAGCTTCGCATGTAGTTGGTTATGCGCCATTCGCAAAATATAGTTATCAAGGTTCGAAGATTGAAGCAGATGTGGTATACAATGATGTTGTGAATGATATTGCTATTTTGTATGTTGGGGATATCCCCGGCTTACGCCCAATAAAGTTTCGAACAGCTAAAAGGGAAACATTACAATTAGGCGAAGAACTATTTTATGCCGGCTTCCCAAATAATAGCGGACCATATGCGATCACTGGCACTCTTGCCTCATTCTATTCGAATGTTTACGTGATGCAGGCTTACGCATGGCCCGGCTCTTCAGGTTCTTCGGTGTTTGATAAACAGGGGAGGATTGTGGGTGTTTTGATTGCGGTAGAGGTTGGTGCGCCGTTTGGGTTGCCACAACTGATTTCAGATGTTGCTTTCGTGACGCCAATCGAAGTCATAGAGTACGATATACTTGAATTTATACTAAAGGGAATGTAAATGGATAACGAATACAAAGAGATTATCAAAAATCTCAAGAAAGAAATAGCATTTAAAAACGAAGAGATCAAAGCCTTGAAGGCTTACAATTTAGATTTAGTTGATTTGAACAAGAACTTGGAGGCTCAATTGGATGTATTAGCTAAGTTTGCCATCGAACACCAGACAGGTGTACAGAATATGGCGGAAAGGATGTTTGAAAAGATTGATGAGAGCCTCTTAGACGTATTCAGTCTAGGTCAGGGAAAAGACATAGGTGAAGCTTGAAGACGTATGTGTTTGACGTAGACGGTACGATAACACCACATCGCGAACGAATGACGGAAGAATTTGCAGAGTTCTTCCGTAAATTCATTTTAAAGAATGAGGTTTATCTTTGTACTGGTTCTGATTTTGAAAAAACCAAACAACAAGTTCCGGAAGACATTATTGCAAGTGTGAAGGGTGTCTTCACTTGCATGGGTAATTGCCTATACATTGGTGGAAAAAAGGATTATGAGAGCGAGTTTATCCCACCTCCAGAGTTGCTTGACGATCTCAACGAGATTCTAAATAATACCAAATACAAGCACAATACTGGCAAACATATAGAGGTTCGTACAGGGATGGTGAATTTTACGACGCTTGGAAGGAATGCAAACCCGGTCGAAAGGGCAAATTATTCAGTTTGGGATAAGGAAAATGGAGAGAGGGCGTGGGTTGCTCACCACTTGGGTATGAAATATCCAGATTTGGATATTGTTATCGGAGGTCAGGTTAGTGTTGATATATACCCCAAAGACAAAGACAAGAGTCAAGCAATAAGGTGGATTAAAACAAAGCACCCTGAAGCTTCTATTGTCTTTTTCGGTGATCGCTTAGAACCTGGAGGCAACGATTATGCTGTTACAAAAGAGATCCATTCAGACGATAAAATGTATGATGTCGATGGTTGGGTAAACACAATGGAGATCCTAAGGGGTCTTTCGGTATTAGAGGATACCGCTGTTGTCGTTGAGAACGAATTAATCCCTAAGGCTGCCGCAAAGAAAGTGGCCCCTCGCGGCATCGATACATTCACGGTGTGTCGAATCAATGATGAGACTGGAGTTTCGGGCACTGGCGTTATTGTCGAAGGTGTTGAATTTGCCACTGGTCAAGTTATTTTGCATTGGCTGACACCTTTCCCGAAAGGCTCGATCGCCATATTTGAGAGTATCGAAGACTTTAAGAAGATTCACGTTAACCCTCATCCGGGAAACATGACATTGATAACATGGTCTGATGGTCGTCAAGAGAAATTCTAGACTATTTATACCCGAGGATGCGAATATGAATAAACGTTGGCGGGAATTTCAATCCACGATAAATGAATTGGAAGCTTTTCAGAAGAAGGTGAGAAAGAACCACTCTAAAGAAAAGAAGAGGCTGATCGGCAACGGCGGGAATGAAAATTCACCACCTTTCTCTCGAAAACCGAATTATAAAAGAGCAGAAAGTGCTCCTCCGGGCTTCAATGTGGTTGGCGAAGCCTTGCAAGAAGAAATAAACGATTCAGTTATGAAAAGCTTTCGACTTAAAAAGGTCTTGGCCCCCATGCTTTGGGATAGGAAAGTTTTGAAAGACGAGATTAGAGAAAAGCTTATCGAAATTGCGAAAGACTTTTCAAAAGATTGGCCATTTGAACTCGGAGAGGAGGATATACTTCTAACAGGTTCTATTGCAAACTATAATTGGTCCGAATATTCCGATATTGATTTACATATATTGGTTGACTACGATAAGATTGAGCATGATCGTGAATTAGTTTCTGAATATTTCCACAAAGCCGCAACCGTCTGGAATGAACGTCATGATATTTTAATCAAAAATCATGAAGTTGAGATATATGTCCAAGATGTGGCCGAAGAACACTTTTCAACCGGGGTTTACTCTCTGTTAACTGAAAAATGGCTCCACAAGCCAGATAGGGTTGTAATGCCATTGGATACCGATCTGATTCAGCAAAAGGCTGAAATGCAAATTTCAAAGATTGACACCATTCAACAGATGATGGACTCTGGCGATGTGGAAGAAGCGCACGATATGACCCAAAGGTTGAAGAAAAAGATGAGAAAGATGCGTCAGACTGGCTTGGAAGATGAGGGGACGTATTCAGTTGAGAATATGGTCTTTAAAGTCTTGCGCCGTACTGGTGAACTTGAAAGGCTGTCCAACCTTAAAGATGGCTCATATGATCGAATGATGGGAGTTGAGCAATAATGGGGGAACGAACTTTGTCTGAATCATCCGACCTTGAAAGAAGAATATTCGAAAAAATCGATAGTTCTATTGAGAAGGTTACAAATAAAATGGAAGTGTTCCGATCGGAAACAAATGCATCGGTGACCGAGATTAAGTCTAGTTTGGCCGGATACACTGCCAAGGCGGAATCTCTAGAATCTAGTGTAGCAGAAGGGAAGCGGGCAGATGCTGAATTGGAGCATCGCATACGTGTTGTAGAGAATTGGAAGGTCAAATATGAAAGTGCCAATGAAGTGAGGGATAAGAGACAGGATCACAACCTTTCCATTCAAGCCAAGGTGGTTGGTACGATTTTATCGGCTCTGATCATATCTGCGACCAGTGCGCTGTTGACGATTTGGGCTTCCGGTCTTGTCAAGACTGCTGTCGCCGGGCCTTTGCCGTAAATTTACTTGACACAACGCCCTTTTATGCTATATGTGTGCGCGTGTCTCTTTATTGTGCGCGTACATGGTGTAAAGAAAATGTTTTCCCGGTTGACAACTCCAGTCTGCCGGGATACTTGTATAGTATGGAAGAAATAAAATGGAACAGGACACGAAAGATAGGGCATCCAGAGAGAGGGAGAAGATCGAATTTCCCTTGACTTTAATGATATCCGACGCAGAGTTGTTTGTAGCAGAAGTAGAAACTATACGAACCTTTAACGCGACGTTTAAGAAAAAGACCCTAGAAAGCTTATATGATGATTCCCCCCCATATGATCTGAATGCATATGGTCGTCAAGTAGTCACAAGAAAGGTAATAAAGACAAGGAGGGTGTTAGATGTCCCACAAATCGATAGAGTTTGAAGGTTTTTCCAAACGCTTGAAGATAGCGGAGAGTCAATAGCCAGTAACTACTGGTGTATAAAATTTAGTCATCGTTGAAAGAATTCGAAGTTGATGGTTTATCATTCTGGTTGAAAACACTACTTAAAACAGGGGCGAGGGGGGACGCAAATATGACACTAGGAGAATACAAAACTCTAAAACTTGATGCCTCGTGGCGTCCGGTGGCGGTGACTTCGGCCACAGAGGCTTTGATCCTTGTTATGAGTGGGAAGGCACAGGTACTAGAAACATGGGAACGCAAAATTAGTTCAGTGAATTCTTCTTTCGCATTGCCTGCGGTTATTGTTCTTGGTAAATATGTCCGGAAGAAGAAATTCAAGGTTCGCTGTACGCGAAAGAACGTCTTGTGGAGAGATAAACATACCTGTCAATACTGTGGTTTAGGTGGGTTGCGATTGACTCTCGATCATGTCTTTCCGCGCTCTAGGGGCGGTATTAAGACATGGACTAATATTGTGGCAGCCTGTATCCACTGTAATCAGCGGAAGGCTGATAAGACCCCAAAGGAAGCGAATATGAAGCTCCTGAAGGAGCCATCGAAACCGACGCTAAGCGCGTGGACCGAACATATCGATGCTCCAGGGGGAGAGTTATGGAAGAAATATATCTAGAGCTTAAGAGGGGTGATTTGATTGTTTACCAATATCATGACACATCGCCAGAATATGCTATTTTTTTGTGGGAAGAAGTGAACACGACAGGTCCCCATACCCATAGAACATATTGGTGCTATAGCTTGAATCCAGTAGCGCGCCGCCCCAACGTAGATTATTTTTGTGAAAATGATTTTAAACACATTACCAAATTAACTTGAGGCGATAGAATGTTGCAACCTTGGGAAATTGAAGAGCTTGAGAAGACTCGAAAGGACAAAGAAAAGGTTTCACAAATACCTTTGTATGCGCCACTGTACCCTTCATATGAAGAGTACCCCGAACGGAAGGACGAGTCAGAAAACAAGGAAGGGGAAAAAATTGATTATGAGATTAGCTATGAACTTTGAAAGTTCGGTACGATAAGTTTTTTCCTTGTTAAGAAGAAGAAAAGTGCTTGACAAGTTGCGTCAACGTGGTATATTATGAGTGTAGAAAAGAATTAGGCTTCGTGGTTGGAATTGGTATACACGAGACACTCAAAATGTCTTGCCTTCGGGCATGCGGGTTCGACTCCCGCCGAAGTCACTTTGAAAGAGGGGAAATGGCTTATATTTTGGCTTTGATGCTGGCGTCTTGCATCACGGATAACGATAAGGATGGCGAACTTGTCGACAGCTTATCATTCGTGGATAGTGAAATACCGTATGTCGAACCACCAGTGTTTGATACCGCACCATCCGTGATGGACTCGTCTGTGGTTGAATTTGAAGAATGTGTAATTACCGGCCAGAATATAACAATTGGTTTGTCGCATCAAACCATCTTCGATTACAAAATTCAAATTGAAGGCTGTATCTCTTCTTTGGAGCTTGAAGTGGTCGTGGTCTTCTATGGTGAGAATTATGCAGGGGATGTGGTTTGTGGCGAAGCTGTTGTGTTTAACTCGGTGGCAACACAGCCTTCAGTACCCTGTAGTTGGTGTGACTTCGGACACGATGTGGATTTTGCCCCAATACACACAAACTTGTTCCCTCGATGCCCCGGCTTCTCAATCGACGATAACTGGTGGGACGGGATTGGGTACAACCAAGGCTCCTCTTTGTTGCTCATGGGGGATTACAGTCACCATGATTTATGGGATGCGATTCCGGTCAACGAGACACAGGAGCTTTTCAAAAACAACGCAGTTCATTTTACTTTCGTTGAATAAAGACAAGACAACTGACAACCCTTTGTTCTGACTGACTATGTACTAGAACATGTTGTGAAAGCCTTCAGAGAATGGCAAGTAGTATTCAGATCATTGACAACTTAAATAAGTTTTGGAACGTGTGTGAAGGGTGAGATCCGCTTGCCCTTCACTTTGCGGGTGCTTCAAGGTGAAGGCTTTGGTTGCCAATCAGAGATAGGTCAGTTCGATTCTGATCACCCGCTTTTCCGTTGGAGAGTGCTTGAATACTAGAAGGTTTAAATTCGAAGAAGGTGAACTGATTGTCTTCAGAAAAAAGAAGACCGCGAAGACCATGGTTTCGCTGAACCGGATCGTGACTCACACCGTGCAGGATGGAACATTTCTAATTATTGCCAAGACTTTCCGCAGACCTCGGGGCTGGTATGGACCGCACACCCGACCAGAAAGGGAAAATTGGTATATCGTCTTCGATCCGAAGACGATAAAAAACCACACATTCAGCGAAGAGATTCTTCGCTTTAGCGAGAAACCAAGATGAAATATCTATTTTTAGATTTTGATGGCGTGATATGCACCGCCAAATCATACAAACAAGGCGACAAACAATGGCAGAGAGACGGACGCCCTGCCGCATTAGGGCATAAACAAGGTGACAATTACGGCTTCGCCTCTGACTGTCGCGGCGACAGTGCTTACAATTGCGGACCCTATCGAATCGACGCAGAGCTTGCAAAAGACGTTCAGAAGATTTGTGACACCCAAGACCAGATCGTAATCGTGCTTTCCACAACGTGGCGAAGACTTTATGAATTGAAACATCTTCGGATATGGCTCAATGAGAAAGGTATCACTGCACCAATCGTTGGCAGGACGGACCTGTTCTATTTGAAAGAGCTTGACGAATACGAAAGAGGTCATTTGATTCAGCGTTGGTGCCAGGACAATGGTGTTCCGATTGAGGATATCGTAATCCTTGATGATAATGAGATTCTTGACCCTAACGATGAAAGGGGGAGATATCTCCCCATTGCTAGTCAGTTCGTTCATATCAAGAAAGGCTGGTCTTCTGGTGGGATAACCCAGAAGCACATCAATCAAGCAATTGGGATATTGGAAGGTAACCTATCGCAAGTTAACAAGCAGTTGACTTGACAGATCGCCTCAATCGGATACATTATATGTGTCGAAGGGGATATATTGGGATATAGTGTAACGGCAGCACAAGAGACTTTGAATCTCTCGGTTCAGGTTCAAATCCTGATATCCCTTCTTTTGAGGTGCAGGTGAAAGAGCAGGAACTAACACTTAAGCAAGCCGAAATAATGCTTTCACAATTGAAGATGATGCTTGATCGTCACGAAACTCCCGAAGCTTGGCAGCAATACTATCTCGTGAAGCAGCTTGCCAGACTTCTTAAAGAAAAGAGCGAATCATGGTTTCAGAAATATGATCGAATCATGGGGGAGAAGAAGCGGTGATATGCGCCTGCGAAGACTATGTATATGTAAACCGTTTGTAAAGCCACTTGACAACTGGCGTGAGCGTGATACATTATAGATGTGAAGAGACACATTTTTAAACAACTAGTACAAACAATTATTATGGGCCTGAAAGGATTCGACGGGGCAACTAGAAGGAATAGTGCAAGCCGCCAACTGTAACAAAAGGCGTAAACTTCGTTATAAACGCATAACTGCAAACAACAACAACAACTTCGAAATCGCTCTAGCGGCGTGATCAAGTTCATTCTCTCCTAGAGAGAATGCGGGGCTTCTAAAAGCCTTGTATCCAATTTCAGATATCAGCTAACCCTGTGAAAATAAAGGTTCAAGGTGCAACAGTCCAGTGAGCACCGGGAATGTACTGGATATTTTGTTAATTGAGGAAACAATTGACCATGCTTGTGGATGACTTGAAATTTGAACGGTCTCGGACCCGGCTATCGTATGCCGGCAGGTCCACCATTTTATAAAGAGGGAATATGGAACAAGAAGCAACAATGAAAATGATCGGTGCTGCGTTAACTTTGGCGATCTTTTCTTCGTCCTCGTTGTATCTCATGATGCGCGCACCCGACAAGACTCAATACTATGAGCCTACGATTCGAAAAGATTTTGTTTGTGGGCACGAGTGGCTTCCCGAACCCATTACAGAGCCGTCGGGCGGCGAGGTCGACTATCCGATCATAACCATCGGTCTTGACGGCGGGCTCCGTGTAGAGGTATCTCCGGGCGTTACAGTCGATTCTCTCACCGGACAGGTCGACTACAATTTTGAGCGTCGGTGAACATCGTGGGAAGGATCGCTAGTCGTTGGTATCGAACCGATCAAGGTGGGTTCAAAATCCAAGTCATTGATGACGGGAATTTGATTCACTTGAAGTTTGCCGATCAGTATACATTCAGCATGGGTAAAAAACAATTCCTTGATTTCTCGGAAATGATTGCGTTTGCTGACAAGGTGGTGTTAAATGAGATCGAATTACCAGAAAGGTGAGTTGTTGATTTATCGGCATGTATATAAACAAGATTTCAGGTTTTGTGTATACATAGGTCCTTCGCCTTCAAGCACGTCGCCATCCTCGATTCCACTTTTTCCTCATAGGGTTTTCTTTATTGATGTTCAGTTGGTTGGGCGCGCCATGGGTGTTGAGTTAACACAACCTTGACTTGACAAACTCGGTCGGCAGGTTACATTATAAGTGTAAGAAGAAATACGCCGCTAAAGCATTTATGGTGATGCATTGGTTTTGTAATCCAAAGAATGGAGTTCAAGTCTTCATTGCGGCATAGACGGCACATGAACCAGAGAGGGTGTCTAAATTATGGTAAAGAGTTTGTACACCAAGGGCGATCTTGTTCAGCATTATCTTTTTCGTTCGTTCGGGATTGTGGTTGATAGTCGAAGGACTGCCAGTCTAAGACTGGAGTATAGGGAATATAAAGTATTCTGGCTAAACCCCTCTCCAGTGTTGAAAGAACAGACACAATTGCGGTGGATTGATAGAAGTGCTATTGAATTAGTAGAAATAGAAAATGGTCCGACGAGGGGGGAGGAGTGACTGAAAAGGATATTGGCTCTTTATATACAATATCGGGCGATTTTGCGATCTTAACGGGCTTTCGATGGATAGAAGGTCTTGAAGGTGAGTTTGCAACGTTTTTTATGATTGCTCCTAAAATTAAGTGGTACTATGTTAATGGACTTATGGATTTCGCCGTGGCACGCTTTGACGGCTTTGACGACATCGAAAAGCTTGCTTGACAGCCCCCTGACTTGACAAAACGATTCGATAGGTTACATTATGAAGAAAGAAGATATCAAGTTGGGAGTCCTTCTAGTATCCTATATAGCTTCAGATTCGCGCCCACAGTATTCGGTGGTGGTAAAAGAGAATGTTGATATTCCAAAATGGTCAAGCCATGACTGTCAACATGTGAATTTATATTTCCTTCATTCTCGTATGACGAAAACTTGGCCGATAAAATCCATTTTGAAAGAAAATACTTCTTCTTTTAGGGTTTTTTATTTGCCCAGTGAAATAAATAGTTGCGGGCCTATAGCTCAATTGGCAGAGCACCGGACTCTTAATCCGTAGGTTCTAGGTTCGATTCCTAGTGGGCCCACACTTTTTTCTTAACTTGGGAAGAGAGACAAAATGTCTTACATAATTGAATACTACTTCGCAAAAGAAGGTCCAGGTCTGATCCCTGGTTGGTATCGAAGTTCATTGTTCGATACATACAAAGAGGCGAAAGAGGATTTCGAAAGATTGAGGGGTAATCCCTCGGTATATAAATATAGGCTTCGCAATACGGAGACTAACAAGATTAGGGGGGAATTTGAACACCCAGATCTGAACAAGTCCAAGCCTGTACGAAAGAAGCGTAAATATACGCGAAAAAAGAAGACTTGACAACCCCTTGACTTGACAAAACACGTCATTAGGTTACATTATTATATATGCGCGGTTAGCATAACTGAATAATGCCTTCGGCTTCTACCCGAAATCATGGGGGTTTGAATCCCTCACCGCGTACTTTAATCAGAAGGCGACTTGAAGGTTGATGTGTTTAAGCATCTTTTCAAGACCCGCGAATCTCATTTGAATTTACTGGAGGATCATACAATGAAAGGGAAAGATTTTTTACGAGGCTCGTGAACGTGCATTAAATAACGATCACGGATTCCATATCGCGGCTATTCTATATCGGAGGGGTAAACCTGTGACAATCTCGGTTAACTCATGGAAGCAGAAACCAAAGTATTTCCGATACTATTCCAAGGCTACTCGCCCTGGGCGAGCATATTGCCAACACGCAGAAATGAGCGCACTGGAGTCTGCAAAGCCTGGAGACAAGATCGAAGTCATACGCTTCAGGTGTGATGGTTCAATTGGTTGTGCCAAACCCTGTCCGCATTGCGAGAAGCGTTTGCGAAAGCTGAACATCCGTGTCAGGTATACAAATCATGATGGAGAGTGGGAGTGGTTGACAACCTCTTGACAGAGTCTTGACTTGACTTTTCGGTCCAGCATGATACATTATATGTGTAGAAAAGAGGAAGAGAAAGAAATGTTCACAGTATTCGGTTCGGTAATGGGCGTAGTTGGTACCATTTTCTTTGCGTCTGAAGTCAAGGCAAAGCATGCCTGTCGTTGCGATAAAGGTGAATGATGGCTTGGGTTATTTATGTTTGCCTTGACTGTAAGCGTGAATATGATCGCGAATGGTCAGATAGCTGGAAACGTGATATGAAGAGTCACGGATTGTGCGGCAAGTGTGCAGATAAGAGGGGTTTGAGGTAATGAAGCCATTGCGCGGCGATTTGTTTTACTCTGAATATTCAGTTTTTTATATCTATCTCGGGCAGACTCGTTCAAAAATGTTCTTTTGGCGAATCAACGGCCATGGTAGTAGTAAGTTTCGCAATTTCACTCACCACTATGTCAAAAGACACATGACCCACGCTTAAAACGAATTGTCAACTGATCGTCAAGCCGCTTGTCAAGGCGGGAGGATCGGTTACATTATAAGGGTAAGAACAAGAAAGAAAAAACTCTTACCACAGGGACTGTAGAGAATTGGTATATCGCTCCGACTTAAAATCGGAGGTCATTGTGGGTTCGAATCCCACCAGTCCCACTTTAAAAGAAGGGAAACAATGAGGATTTGCCTCATATCAGACACACACCAGACACACCCAGACGTTGACAAATTCCCCGATGCAGACTTGCTTCTGCATTGCGGTGATGCCACGAAGAATGGGTGCGCGCAGGAATTCATTGCTTTCAACAAATGGCTGATCACTTTGAAGCAGAAGTTCCCGCATATCATTTTCACCCCTGGGAATCACGATCTTCTTTTCGAAGACAATGAAGGGTTTGCGCGCTCGCTTGTTCAAGATGCAGAGATTCTAATCGGTGAAACCACAATGTTCCAGGGTCTTCGGATTCATGGGTTCCCGTGGGTTCCAAAGTTCTACAATTGGGCGTTCATGCAAACGTCGACGAGTCGAAAGGTCTCGACATCGGAGATTCCAGAGTGTGATGTTCTGATGACCCATGGCCCACCTTACGGCATTGGCGACGTTGCAAAGAACTTTTCGAATACCGGCTGCCCATGGCTTCTGCAAAGGGTTGAAAAGCTTCAGCCAAAGTTGCATGTATATGGTCATATCCATGAGTGCCACGGTCAAACGATTGAGATCGGTGGAACCAAGTTTATCAATGCGGCACAAATGGATCGACACCATCGACCATTGTTTGAGCCAATCGTTGTGGAGATCTGATGAATGAAGATGAAATTGCATTCATCGTGTGTGTGGTGTTTGCCGTCACATTGGTGGTATGCTGCATGTCTGCGTATAACAGTGGCAGTAATAGTGCTTCCGCACTCGTGTGCTCGCAGTATTGTGATACCACCGGAGCAAAGTATGACTTTGTTGAAAACCGGTGCGTATGCATCACAATTACTGAAAAGTTTCAGGGAGAATAGAGAAGAAAACGCAAAGTCGCTTGACATTTTGTGACAGGCGGTTACATTATGTGCATGAAGAAAGAATACAAAATCTATGACAACATCGGGAATCTGATTGAAATCGGTTCAACCGTCGTTTTCGCGAATGATGGCGCTGTTGAAATAGATCGAGTTTCTGAATTCAGTGGGCGTTCATCGCTGTCAAGAATCGAGAAACAGAATTTGTGACCAATCGTATATTGGTCTACGAAATATAAAACACACAAAGGAAAAAGAAATATGTCTCAACCAAAAACAGTCCCTATTTGGGAGTTAGCAGTCACCGTCAAACAGGGGGAAGGACTTCATACTACGAAGTATCTTGTCGCTGCCGAAGATAAGAGAGAGATTCAGAGGTTTGTTCAAGCAAATCATGGCGAGCAGTCCCAATGGTCCGCCGATCCAAAGACTGTTTACGAACTTCGCCGCGAGCATCTTTGATGAGGTCTTAGCACTCTCTTGACTTGACAAAAGTGCTCGGCAGGTTACATTATAGGTAGAAAAAGGGGGATAGTTGAACGAAAAGCCGATTTATTTTGAGGATCTGTATCTGAACGAACCCGTATATGGTTTCGATTTGGACTATGACGTTCCTTGTTTTGATGAAGATGATGGTGAAGAGTATGAAGGATGTCCCTGGGATATCCCCGAAGACCTTCCGTTTTAAGAAGTTACGATCACGTTAGCATATTTGATTATTAATGGACCGGGGAGGAAAGGTATTATAGCCGTTCAAAGAACCTAATCGAACGGAATCGCATTCTTAATATATTTACGGAATGCATATAGCCACCCACCTTGGCTAATAAAAAGGTGGAGTTGAAGGTGGTTCTAGGGTATATCGCTGAAAACAGATATGCCTTCCCGGTCTTAATCAAAGAAAAGACGATGTCACTCCACCCAGCGCCATATGAAAAAGGCCAATTACTTAGGTTTAAACTACCTACGCATACAGATAGGAACATAACGCTGGTTGTACTTGAAATAAATTTGTGGACACCAACCACTGCGACCATTCACGCATATTGTATCGAATCCGGCACCGCCGCAACATATCAGTTGCGACGAAGTAGCATCATAGGTGAATCATGATAATGAATAAGAAGAACACCCTTGACACCTCTGGTGCTCGGGGTATTGCTAGGCAGGAACACTTTGCCTCTGGTGGGAGTATTGCCGAATGGCGGGGCAAACACGTTGTACATAGTTCCGCAAAGAACTACAAGCGAAATCCAAAACATCGCACTAAACGAGAATGGTAAAACCTCATTTGTTAATTGGCGAAGTAGTCCGGCTAAAGTATGTGGGTGCATCTGTTTATGGCATCGTGATTAGTTGTTCAGACATGAACGATTGCTCAAAAGTGCTAAGGGTATATTGGCTCCCCTCTAAGGAGTCCACCCCAGACCTAGAAGCATTGAAACGTCAGCGATTTATTGCTTCGAATTATGTTGAATTCTGTGACAAGGCTTGACATTTTGTTGACTTGACAAAACCTCTCATCATGTTACATTATAGGTGTAAAAAGGAGAAAGAAAACATGTCTTACCCTACGTTATCCGCTCGCGGGCGCAAGCTCATCGCTGAAGGTCTTCTCGCCCGATTGGATGCCGTCCGCACCAGCACCGCCGCCACGTCGCGGGATCGAGCCTTTCTTGATTCCCTCTTCGAAAACGCTAAGATTTGGGGTAACCTGTCCCCGAAGCAATACGCGGCGTTGGAAAGGGTTGAACAGCGTATTGAGACCCGTACTTTTGCACACAATGATCATGATGCTTGGATGACCGAGTGGGATAGCGAGAAGGCCGAACTATTCAGTCTTTTCCTTTCCTACGCATCCTCGACCAAACCTAGTGGTGCCATGAACCGCGCACCCATTGAATACTATGGTCGCTTCCTGTCTCTAGTGAAAGCTGACGAGAACTTCATTCCCACTCGTGGGCAATTCTCAAAGTATACAGGTAACCTCTACTTTCAGCGTGCTCTGGCGGAATACCGCCGATCACCTAAATTTGCTATTAACGGCGCTGTAACCTTTCGGTCAACGGCTAATTCTCGCTGCGATGCATATGCTGCATGTCGCCGCGCCCATGTGGGCACCAAGATTGTTGGGATGGTTACCGAGATTGATCCTTGCTTTCCACGCACCAGTGTCAAAGGTAGCAAAACCTATCGCGTGGTATTCCCGCAACTTATGAAGCAGTTTATTGTTGAAGAGCGTTGGCTTAAGCTTTCCTCTCGCAAAAAGTCTTGACACTCTCTTAACAAAATAAGCCTCGACAAAACCCGACAGCGTGATACATTATATGTGTAAGAACGAAAGAGGAAAAGAACATGGATGACTTCCACAGGGTTCAGGACATCGCGCACGGAGGCTACAGGTGCCCTTGCTGCGGGCCTAAGCCTTCCGACCGACCCAAGGCTCGGCGTACTGCTCGACGCCGCCTGAAGGCTGTCACGCGCCGTATCATCCGTGATCAGATCGAGGACTGAAGAAATGAAGTTTGCTGCAACATTTGAAATCGATTTTGAGTTGGAAATGTCTGTTGCGACAACAACCTTTGTCGCCGAACAGATCATGGGTTCCGAAACTTACCAGATTGGTACCGAACTCTTGGGTTTGGTCTCTGGTAATGGAATTAAGCTTGGCAGGCCCACCGCCGCTGACCAAAACATGATTCTCCTTTGGGGAGTCCCTGGTTTCCGCGAATGGATGATGGATGCTGCGGCCCACATCGACCCACAAGGCTGACAACACTTGACAAACCCTTGACTTGACAAATCACCCTGCGATGTTACATTATAAGGGTAAGAAACAAAAGGGCCGGTTGACCCATTCAACCACTTGATTAAAAACAGTCAAATGGAGGGCAATATGCCCCGCAAGAAGACCGAATCTACTTTCACCATTGGTCAGGCCGTTCGCCACCGGGTACCGAACTTCTGCGCATGCATCGCCGAAGATGAGAGCGTGTGGGCTAGTGGCACCGTGACCGCGCTCGGGACGCACGGAAAAGGTGGGAAGACCGTTACTGTCAAGTGGGCCGATGGTATTGAGCGCAAGTTCACCGCGAGCTTCGTGATTCCCGCTGTCGAAGCTAACTGAAGCCTCTAAAGCTAGGGCAAGAACAAATATGTCCCGAAAACACCCTCTGTCCGATTTCAGGTGAAACTCCTGCCCCAAATATCAATATGCTCACCACCAACATAGGGTCCGAGAAATTACTTTACAGCTCATTTTGAGTGAGTGCCTTCGTTATAAGCTTAGCGGCTAAGAGGGTTAACTGGATTATGTAAAAGTATCACCCGTGAGCGGGTCGCGCTAATGATGTTGGAAAATGTAGTACCAGACGTGAATGAACGTTGAGCGTAAACGTTGCATCAGACTTGGTGTTGAGGGTGAACGCGCCCTTCAACTTTAACTACACAGCCGCTGGCACACCGGTTAAAGTGTGCCACCTTTTATCGCGCCTGTCACTTTTCTTGACACTCTCTTAACGAAATAAGCCTCGACAAACCACGCCAGCGTGATACATTATATGTGTAAAAAGAAAAGGGGAAAAACATGAGTTGGAACGGGACCGTTCGATGCTCGCACTGTGGACAACGTGGACATAACAAACGCGGCTGCTCGGTGTTGAAGGAATGGGTTGCCGAACGGCGCATTACCCACGGCGACAATGACTATTACGTTGCCAGCGCTGATCGCAAAGCCGCTAGTGCCAAAACAAGACAATGCTCGTTCTGCCGAGAAACCGGGCATAATCGCCGTGGCTGCAAGACTCTCAAGTCTGCGAAGATCGCTGCAAAGACTAGGCTTCACACAAATCGCCAATTCCTTTTAGGTTGGGTCACTGCGAACGCAACAAGTTTTCCTGGTGTTGGTAATATTGCCTTTTGCCCTTGGGCTAAGAAGCCATACGTGATCACTGGCATCGACTGGGGGGTATTTGATAATCTTGAGCGCGATGCCACTGACACAGATGTGCAAGCATATTTTGCGGATAACGACCTTCATTACTATCGGGAGATCTTCATCGGGAAAAGGATAGGAGACTTTCGTAGGACTGAAAGGTTCAGTGCAGTACAACTCGCTAGAACATCGAGCGATCTCAAGGGTTTTGTTCCCAAACCGCCAGCAGACCTGTTGACTGATGCCGCCTTGGCCACCATTGTTGACGGACACTTTGCAAAACACGGAAGATGGTTCCATGGATATCGTTGACGACCTCTTGACAAGATAATCCTCGACAAACGCTGGCAGCGTGATACATTATATGTGTAGAAAAGATAGGAGTTCGATGCGCCCCCAGCCCGATTATGCCTTTTGGTTTTTGTGTATCGCTTGGGTATTCATATCCTTTTGGCTATATTATAGTCTGTTCCCCCTATTTGGCGGACCCTGATAATGAAAGACAGTGAATCGTTCGAAGATAAAGTGGCTGATTACAGCGATTTCATGCTTCGTTCTTTTCTGAATGATATGATGTTCGCTCCTATCGACGCCTCCGATCCAATCGAGTGTAAAGCAATTCAGCAAGCATTCGAAAACCTTGCCAATATTGATTGGTACGCATATTTCAACGAAGAAGAGGGAAAATGAAAGTATTTACCGTAACCAAAGATGATGGAATCTTCCATCCAGTGATCGTTGCAGTCTATTCAGACTTCCACGAAGCCAATACTCATGTGAAGTTCTTGCGCTCAAAGCACAAGGTATCAAAGATCTCTGTCTCTGCGCAGCATTCTGTGAAGTTCAGTGTCGATACATACGATGTGTCGCCAAAGTTCGACAATGAAGACGCCCGAACGATTTGGGTTGATCCTCTCCGCGCCATGCGTTGACAAACACTTGACAAGATAAGAGTCGACAAACGTTGTCAACGTGATACATTATATGTGTAGAAAGGAAAATAAAATGTCCACGCCTCGGTTGGCTAAATTCGAAATCAGTTTGATCATTTGTCTCATCATCTTAGGACTTTGGGTGACCGGTCTTGTGGCTTGGGGCGCGTGATGGAATTGGAAATTGGTTTTCTCAAAGAAGTAAAGGATTAAAACAATGGCAATCTGGCAATTCATGCAGCGGTGCATGTTGGACCGCGTGCAAAACCCAGCCTACCGAAAGGGTCAGGCATTCATGAATCTCCTGAAGGAGTTTCGCCCAGACTTGGCCGATGCAATGCATTCGACCGATCTTGATTGTTCCTGTGTGGATGAACGGTATGATGCTGCCCTCACCTATGTTCGAAAGAACTGGTGAACGGCAACGGAACGCTTGACAATCACTTGACAACTTAGTGGTCGACAAACCACGTCAGCGTGATACATTATATGTGTAAGAACGAAAAGGAAAACAACATGTCCGCCAACCTGCCGACCGTGATTCTCTGGGCCGATGCCGTCCAAACCTTCGAAACCGACATGCTTCCGGCGCTTATCGAAGCCTATAGTGCTGACGATACCGTTGCATTCAGCGAGGCTTGGAACGACTGGACCGACTCCTTGTGCAAGGATGGTCAGATCTCTGATTGGCAGTATGCGAACTGGTCGCATCCCGCTTGCTGCGGTTGACAAACGCTTGACAACTTGGTGGTTGACAAACCACCCCAGCGTGATACATTATATATGCGAGACGGGGAAAGAAAAAGATGCCCCGCCCCTCGCAGACAAACACTTGACAACTTAGCACTTGCGTAACCGCCTCAATCGGTTACATTATAGATAGACGAAAAAGAAAAGGAACAAAACATGGCTGTCAACTTTACCGAATTCTCCGCTACCGCACCCTTCGTTGTGGATGCGCGATTCCCGGTTCTTATCCGTGGTCGACACGGAATCGGTAAATCTAGCGTTGTGTATCAGTATGCATCGACTGTCGGCCTTCCGGTTGTGGAACGACGTGCTTCCCAAATGACCGAAGGGGATCTCTTGGGAATCCCTGCAAAGGACGGAAAAGATGTCAACGGCACGATCGCCAGTGTCTTCGCCCCGTTTGAATGGCTTGTCAGGGCTTGTACTGAACCGGTGGTCCTCTTCCTTGACGAAGTGGACCGCGCCGTAACCGAGGTTCGACAGGGGCTTTTCGAGCTTTGTGACTCTCGCAAGATCGCAGGCTGGACCCTGCACCCTGATACCATCGTGTTCGCTGCGATCAACGGTGGCGAGCATGGCGCGCAATACCAAGTCAATGCAATGGATCCGGCTGAACTCGATCGATACACCGTCTTTGACGTGGAACCGACCGTTGAGGAATGGTGTAGCTATGCCACTGACGCCTGCGACAGCGCAATCGTGGCGTTCATCCGGAACTTTCCAACACATTTGGAACACTTCGATGAATTCGAGCCGAACAAGGTTTACCCCTCTCGCCGTTCGTGGTGCCGATTCAATGATGCAATCGTGCGGCACGGCCTTCTGGCTGATGCCAAAGCGAACCGTGCAACGATTTCCCGCCTTGCAACTGCCTTTCTCGGCATTGAGGCGTCCGTCAAATTCGTTGACTTCGTTGTCAATTACGATCGTCAGGTCTCTGCTGCGGATATCATCGAGAAGGGTCGTTTTGACCGTCTCGCCGACTTTGAGCAGACTGACCATATGTCGGTTGTCGATGCGATCATTTCTGGTGGATACACTTCTTCGAAATTGGAAGGTTCGAACCTTCAGAACTTCGTTGATTACCTTGTCAACTATCTTCCAGCCGAATGCGCTATGACTCTCTGGACTTCGGTTGTTGGTAATGCTGATACCCCACAGGACGTGATGACTCATAACATGGTCAACATTCAACGCAGCGTTGCATCGCCGATGAACGGTCAGCCTGGAATCACTTTTCAGAAGTGGTGCCTTGAGGTCATTCCGACCGACAACGATAGCTGATAGGGACGTCAATGGGTGCTGGCTTTCTGTCAGCCCCACACTTATCTTTTTGGGAATGTGGCCAAGTTGGTAAAGGCACCCGTCTTATAAGCAGGAGATACGTGGGTTCAAACCCCACCATTCCCACTCTAAAACAATGGTATGCAATGAGAACCCCTGCACAGCGGTGCATTGAAGAATACGAGAAATATAAACACATTGTAATATCGGAAGGTCTTTATACTAACGCTAGTGGAGTTCAGTATCGAATTTCTGACGTTGACAACGAGAGAGGGACCGCAGTGACAACCTCATTGCTGAACAACTATGAACTAAGGCGGACCCTACATTGGTGCCGGAAGAATCTAAAGAGAGTGGGATAGAACATGCAATGCGAGACTACTTATGAATGAAATGAAGGATCCCGAAGATACGCCAGACATTGCCTCCGAAGTAATGCGAACGTTGGAAGATCAACAGAGAGAACTCCTTGAGATTCAGGCGGCATATGAAACTGCTGTCAAAGAGACTAGTTCAGAGTTGAACATGTTGCATATTCACGCTTGGCACGTTTGGGCGCTACTTCTTGAAACGCGCCTACCGCCGCAAAGTATCTATCCGGCTATGGCATAGTGAAGTAATGAAGTTGAAGTTTGATCAGATGGAGTTTGAAATAGGGGAATTAATAACCCTTAGATCTCATGATCCTGCAACCTTGCATGGCATTGTTTTGAGTGAACCGTGGACGGACCATAATAATGAGGTCCGTGTCACGGTTTTTATCGTTGAAAAAAGGGAAGAATGGATACCATACATTCAATCTATAAAGAAAATCAAGGGCTACGAAAATGAAGCTTGATGTCGGACAATTGGTGACCACTACTTACAAACACAAGCCCCGCATTCGATATTTCATCGTTATCGATCCGCTGGTGCCGCCCGACATCAACGCAGGAAGACCCCATTACATGACTCGCGTTTATTCAGTTTCAAGCTCCATTTTCTGTTATATCCCCGTTCAGTACGTTGTTCCTGTGCTTTCGTCCGCTTCGTCCACAGCCCTGTAAGCGACCCGTGGCAGCCGCCCCTAGCTCGTCCATGCCAGGACACCCGCGAGCCGCTAGGACGCCAGCACGACCCCGTGACGGGCGCTACAGAGCCTGCCCCGCCTTCCCGAGACCTGACACCGACCACCAGCCCGAGACCAACCTGTAAAGAGGTTGTCAAGAGGGTTGACAAGTGCGGTCATCGTGATACATTATGAGTAGGAAAAGGGGAGAACTTTTATGAAGTACAGCGCATCCAACGCCATGTCTCGCGCAGCCCTGATCGGCGAAATGCGTGCAGTGCTCGAAAAGGCAGGTTTCGCCAAACTTCCCGACGAAACTCGCCGAACCAGACATGGCCGGACCTTCCAGATCGAAGATCGATATGTCCGCAGCATTGACGAGAAGCGTCGTGTCATTGTGTACACGTCGATCGCAAACAACGACATTCGCAAGAAGGGTGCCGATGCCATTCGGATCCTTTCGCAGTTGAGTATTGAAGGGGACTTCGATCGCGTTGTTTGTCTGTCTAAGGAGTCCCGTGTCAATCGTGTGGGAAAGGTCAAGGCAATCGCTGGTCGTATGATCGACCGTATGCGGAATGTATGGGGCGAGACCATAAAGCTGGGGAGTTGCCCCCATTGTAATACCACCATGGCCCTTTCAAAGCAGGGTAAGGCGTTCTGCGCTATCCGCTGTTGGCTCCGAAAAGAAGTCCAGATGCCGAACATTGGTCAGATGATTGTTTCCGAATGGGGCGATGATCGTCCGGCAGAGTACGCAATTATTCAAGGCGTGCGAATCAGCAAAGATTTCACGAACTACGATATCAGAACATTCAAAGTTCGGGAGCAAATTCAAACCTCTTGGTATTCTCTCGCGACTCTCCATCGGATGCGCCGCATTGTGTAAACGGTTTGTCAAGGCATGGCGATCGTCGTTGACAAACCGTGTCAGCGTGATACATTATATGTGTAAGAAGAAAAGAAAAAACCCTTTTTTAAGGAAAGCGAAATGAGCGATTTTGTTCGCCCGACGTTCAACATGAGCCGACACCTTGTGAAGCTACTTCACGATGAGCCGTTTTTCGCCGCGATCTCTCGTCGCGTCAACAAGTGTTCGTCTACGTCGATCCCAACTGCCGGCGTTCGCGTGAACAAGCATACTTGCCAGTTTGAGATGGTATACAACCCAAAATTCATGCAAAAGTTGGTAGACAATCTCTGTGATGCCTACGATGCGGCTGATTCTACCGGCAAGTCCGAAATACTTAACAAGATTGGCGCTAAGAGTTGGTCGCAAATGACTGCAATTACACACGTTAAGGGTGTACTTATGCATGAATTCTACCACCTCGTGTACCGGCATGTAACTTCTAGACTTCAAACGCCAGAAATTACGAAAGAGTGGAACTATGCGACTGACCTTGCAATTAACTCCGGAATTCCCGGCCTACTTCCCGAAACGTGTCTGCTTCCGGGACGCGGGTTGTTTGAAAGCTTGCCACTGCACAAGTCCGCCGAATGGTACCTACATCACGGACGCAAAGAGATTGAAGAGGCGATCGAAAAGCAGGAAGGCCAACAAGGCAAGGGTGAGCCCGGAGACGGAGACGGCCAATTTGACAGTCATGAAGGCTGGGCAGCCGGCGACGAAGACAGCGACGGGTCGCCCGATGAAGGTCTTTCCGATGCATATGAGAT